AATTTTCATCTATGTAACCATTAACATCAGATTCAATAACATCAATTGGACCAGCAACTGGATATCCAGCTACAGGGCATCCCAATGACATTGCTTCAATCATTACAATTCCAAATGTATCGGTTTTACTTGGAAAGCAAAATACATCAGCATTAACATAATAATCGGCTAATTCTGATCCAGATTTATAACCAACAAATTCTACCAATGGGTATTTTTTTTCAAGTTTTTTTCTATATGGACCATCTCCGACAATTTGAATGTGATATTGCGGATTAGTTGATAATTGACATAATACATCTAAATTTTTTTCTTTAGAAACCCTACCAACAGATAACAATATAATTTGTTCTCTATTTTCTTTTGGTTTAGTTGGAGTTAATTCTTCTCTATTAATACCTCTAGTCCATGAAATAACATCACATTTAAATCCATTAGATTTTAATTCTTGAACCATTGTATTGGTTGTTGTTAAAACTTTATAAGAACGATTATGAAACCAACGTAAAAATTTGTATGTAATTTTTTCTGGCATTCCGTAAATTTTTTTAACGAATTCTGGAAAATTCGTGTGATAACTCGTATTATATTTCCATTTATTTTTCTTACAAGCCAATTTAGCTGCAATTCCAATAGTACCTTCTGTTGCTATATGAATAAAATCTGGATTTATTTTTTTAATTTTCTTAGTTAATCCAAAAGGAAAACTTAATTTAACTTCTGGATATTTTGGCATATTAATATGTTTAAAATCTAGAGGAGTTATAAATTCAAAAGTAAACTCCTCTTGTTCGCCAACAAGTTTTAAATTATTAAATGTAGTTACCACGCCATTAATTTGGTTCGGTAAATTGTCTGTTATTATTAAGATAGTTTTTTTCATATTATTTTTTTAGGCAAACATACATTTCACCTTCTCTATGCTCTTTTGATTTATGTAATTGTTCCATTGCTACTTTACAAGATTCATACGAACTAAAATCGCCAATTGGTTGCCAAAAAAGACTAGTTCCTAATGCTGCTACTGCTTGTAATGCCACTAAAATATACATTATTCCTCCTTACTATATGTTACAATTTCCCATCTACCATCATGATGTTCGACTAAAGCCGTTAATGATTCTACCCAATCTCCATCATTCATATATGTTACACCATTAATTTCTTTTATTTCCGCGTGATGAATGTGTCCGCAGATAACGCCGTCATATCCACGTTTTTTGCAATAGTCTGTTAAATTTATTTCGAACTGGAACATAAAATCGACAGCTTTTTTAACTTTATGTTTTAAATATTTACTTAGGCTCCAATAACCAAATCCCAATTTATGTCTTACCCAATTAAATTTATTATTTAATGATAAAATTAAATCATAGCCTTTATCTCCAAGAAAACTTAACCATGGAGCAAGCCTAGTAATTCCATCAAATAAATCTCCATGAGTTACCAAATAGCGTTTACCATCAATTCCATTATGTTCATATTGATTATGAATTGAAATTTTACTAAAGGTGACGTTAAGATTAACCATTGGTCTAATAAATTCATCATGATTCCCTGTTATGTATATTACCTCAGTTCCTTTCCTCGATAAAGATAAAAATTTATGAATTAATTTTGTATGACTAGGTTTCCATTTAAGTTTATTTTGTTGTATTTTCCATCCATCAATTATATCTCCAACAAGATACAATTTATTGCAAGTATTATTTTTTAAAAAATCAATTAATTCAATTGCTTTAGAATCTTTTGTTCCTAAATGTATATCGCTAATAAAAATGCTTTGGTATTTTTTATCCATATATTATTTTTGTGTAATATCTATTTTCGTGGTTGTACCCATGTTAATATTTTGAGTTAACGCAGTTCCTTCTTGATTTAATTTTAAAGTTGCATCTGCATTTTTATCTACTTTTAATTGAAATTTATTTTTGGTTGCTTCTTTATCAAGAACTAATGCTTTTCCATTTGTATTATATTTTAAATTTGTTTTTTCATCATATCCAGGTAGCATATCACTAATATCATCAATCGGTTCGTCTAATGCATTTGTTAATAATTTTTCATCTAATTTATTTTTATCTAAATCAGTTTTTACATCTAATAAATTGATACTTAATTGTTTGTACGTTAAAAAATCTTGATCAAGAAAATTAACATCTAATCCAGTTTTTATTTGTTGAACTGTTACTGTTGTGTCAGCGGCTTTTACTGGAGAAGATACAATTAAGCTATTGTTAATATTTAATGGATCAATATTAATTATAGTTGGTTTTGATGGAGAATTTGTTTTATCAGAAACAGTAGTTGATTGAAATGCTTGGTTTAATAAAACAAAACCTGCATCTGTAGAAACTTCAATAGCTCCTGTTACGCAACCAGATAAATCGCAACTTGGTAACAGAATAAATGTACTTTGACCTAATTCATCTACTGTTGTAGAAAAATCTGTACCACGAACAGCAACGGTAGCCGTTGGAGTTTGTATTCCAACATTTTGTGGATTATGTTTTGCTATTTGCCCAGAGGCATAACGAACAGTTCCTAATGCAATTTTTAATCCAAGTTTTCCTGTGGATTTTTTAGCGTCATAAACAAAATCGTCAATTACAAGTTTACTTTGTTCGCCAACGGAAACTTTGGTATTATCATTAAAAGTAATGTCGAGTTTACCTTTTGCAGTAACCACGACATCCATAGATTCAATTTCTGTATTAACAGCACTTGGTAGCGATTGTTTATTTCGCTGTATTTCAGCTACTCCAGTTTGTTCAGAAACTTTACCAATTGCTCCAAAACTACGGGGCGAGTAAAGTAATAACAGAAGACTGAGTAATGCTAATGTTATTGTTGTTGCCTGTGCTGGTGACTTTAATGTTTTCATCCAAACTTCCTGATTGAGTCATATCAATTTTATTTGAATTTCCGATAAGAGTTAAATCTGCCGATATTTTACTACCAAGAGTACTTGTATGAGTCCCTGTATGAGTAACAATATTATTATTACCGGAAATATTCATTTTACTTGTAGCAGATTTATCAGCAGCTCCTAAATTTGTAGTAATTTTATTATTATTACCTGATATTGTATAATCGATTGTAGAATTATCGCAAGAATTTGGTGTAGTTTTACTTCCGCAAATAATACTTTCGATATTACCAGCACCATATGTTTCTAATGTTACATTTGTATTGTTACCATTAATTAATAAATCCAATTCATTAACAGCGCCAACTTGTTCAATTGTAAATTTATTACTATCTCCACCAAAAAACGAAGGAGTTAAAGAACTACCTATTCTATTCGAAGTTCCTTGCTGAGTTACTTTAATTTCAGAAGAACTTCCAATTTGTTCAATAAAAACGTCACTAGCTAATACAGATTTAGCAAAAAGCATAACAAACATAATTAAATATATTTGTATTTTTTTCATTTATTTTTCCTTTATATGCGGAATGGTTGCATTTCTTTTTTGAATTTCCAGAGACCTTTCTTTTCACCTTCAAGTATCATGGAATAAACACTATCTTCAATAGCTACTCTAACTCCTTCGGTGATTGGTTCATTAACAGCATCACCAACTTCCGCTTCAAGAGCAGTTACATTACCAGTTCCAATAAACATCATAGCTCCGCCACCTGAGGCAAAACTATAAATTGTTTTTGTTGTTATTACCGATAACAAAACTTCTCCAGTTGCAACTGAGATAACTCTCATTGAAATAGTAATTTTATCTACACGATATTCATCAGTAAAACCTAATTTAAATAATCGTAAACCAATACCGCCAGATCTTATGTCAGAATCGTAACCAGATATACTTCCTGTTACTATTAATCCGCTAACCATCAATGGAGTTAATGGTTTTGCTTCAGTTTTTTCGTAAACTTCTCTTTGATTTCTAATTAATTGACGTTCTTTAACTAAACTATCTAAACCGACGCGTTCAACAACTTTAAACCAATTTTTTGAATCTTGTAGAGCTTTAATGACAAAAGATTCTGCGCCTTGTGGAACAGCTGTTGATAATTGAGCTAATTTATCAGACGGTTTACGTTGCCCAGTTTTATCGGTAAATTCGTACACAGAAATAGGAATTGAATCCCCTTCAAGAAAAGGAAGTTTTTCTGATAGATTTGCTCTTGGTTTAACAGAAACTGGTTCTTCTGCTGCTAATTCTAGAGCAAGTTGTGAACAACCAGAAAGTAATAAAAATAATGATAAAATAATATATTTCATATTAGAATCCGAATTGTCCTATTGGCACAGTAATATCTGTTGTATTACCGTTTGTTTCCATAATTGTTAATGTAACATCATTAGCTGTTTTAATCCAATTAATTGATGTTCCTTGAAAATCCATTGTCCCTGATGTTGCTCCTGTATCAGAAAACAGTTGATCAGTTAATTGTTTTGATAATTGAGCATAAATTCTAGATTCAACATTAACTAAAAATTTAGATAAATTGCTATTATTTGCAGCAACTTCGGCTTTAGCAATTGCTGCCGATTGATCGTCTTTAATTTTTTGTTTACGTTGCGCTTCAATTTGTTCTAAAGTTATAACCTGAGCCGACCAACCATTTCCTGAAAATGATGGATCTTTAAACTCAAAAGTCATAGGTGTTGCATTAACTCCTACTGAAAAACACATAATGAAAAATAATTGTAAATATTTTTTCATATATTATCTCTGTCTATTATTTCTTTTTGCTACTGGATCTTGTTGCTGTTCTCGCATTTGAAGAACTGTGTTTAATTTAGCAGTTAAACGTAGTAAATCATTATCCAATAATCTAATACGATCGATAAGAGCAATCAACTCTTTACTTGCTTCCCCTAATACTGGATTAATTTCATCGATGGTATATGACCAAACATATTTTACCATCTTTAACATGTAACCTGCTGCTACAATTGGAAATCCGTATTTAGATATTAAATCTCCTATTTCACCCATAATTTTTTCCTTTTAATCTTTTCTTGCGTCATTTTTTCCATCAGCTCTGGAAATACGTTCTAAATCTGGACGTAAACCTAAAACTGAAGAAATTGTTACATCTATTTTAATTAATTCGTGTGAACTAGATCTAACCCTATTTTCTAATGCTTTAACGCTAATCGCTAAAATATTAACTGCTGCAATAACATCTTTTAATACAAATTTTAATGCAGTAAAAATAAAACTTCCTGCAACACAACTCGCTAATGTCGGAGCCAATACATCTGTAAAAAATTTGACGTATTCTGGATTCATTTATCCTCCTGATTAATTGTATAATAACTATTTTCAGGTAATGGGTCAACCATTAACGAACCAGAAACTAATCCATCCAATTCTAATACATCAGTATTCATTTGACGAACTCTTCCATCCATTGAACGAATTAAACCTGTTAATTTTTTAATTGATTTAACAACACTGCCTAATACCAATTCCATAGCCTGCATAATAAACCAACCGCAAACCATAGCTAAAGTGATTGGAAAACCAACCTCTTCTATTAAACCAAAATAATCAAAATTTGCTGGAATTTGAACGTCCATAATTAACTCTTTTTAATTTCATATAACGCGTGTTCGTAATGTTTCTTGCGGTCTTCGATTCCAATAGTCCCGCCATTTATTTTTTTAGTCATAGAAAGAATATCACCACAATCAGCGCACACATTAAGTTTACGAGTTGTCCAGAACCATGCTGCTGAACAGATAGCTCCCTCTAATGTTTCGCAATAAGCAACTGTTTCATCAAGAGATTTACCGATGGATTTTGCGAAATTGCTGTAATTTTCTTTGCCTGTTAACTGAATAGCTCCGCGTCCACGAAATTTATATCCTTCGCCTGAAGATTCTGGACCATTACCCATTCTATCGCAATAAATTTTATTGGCAATTTTTTCCGGTTGTCTATGGTATGGTTGAGCAGCAGCCACTGTTGCAAATCTAGAAGGAAAGATTTTTCTTAATCCCTCAGCTGAATAATTTAAGTTTTCTTGTAGAACTGTAAATCCACCTGATTCATGACCGCATTGAGCTAGGAAAGCTGCAATTCTATTTGGCGTGTTAATTTCGTATTTTGGTAGGATAGTACATAAAGCCGTACAAAGAGCATCGCAATTTTTATTTGTAGGAAATAATTTTTTTAATAAATCAGCAGTAATGCAATCACTTGCAGATGCTATATGACAAATAGCTGGAGCTGTATCAGAAGTAGCAGGTTTTTCTGCAAATTGCTGTTGAGCTTTTTTAGTGGCTGGTCCCATAAGACCATCAGCAGTAATTTTTGCGCCTTTAGCGATTAATTGTTTTTGTAATTCAAATACTTTTGGATCGCCTTTAGCTGCCATAACAGGTCCAGTAGGTTTTTGTTCAACTTTTGAAGTTTTAACCACAACTGGTTCTGGCTTAACTTCTTCGATAACAGGTTGTGGTTGTTCAACCGGAGCAGGATTAACTTTTGCTACTGCAATAGATTTAAGGTCATCCATTGTAGAAGTTATTCCTTCTTTTTCTAATAATTTTTTTTCCGTTATAACTTCGGAAACTGTTTTTGCAACTTCAATCCAGTTTTTTATTCCGCTAAACATACTTAAACTCCATATTTATTTGATTAACATTACCTATATTTAGGCTGGAAAACTTTTTTAGAAAAAGTGCTTGACATTCTGCAGGATATATATTATAATAGGCTGTAACTAAACTTGACGAGAGAACTTATATTATGATTAAAAATTTACCCGAAATAAAAATAGATTTGAACATAACCAAAACCAATTTAATTTATGCAATTTATGGTCTTATTATTGGAACTATAATAGCGTCTGGAGTAATTTATAGTTCTACTAAAAATTCATATTACAAAATATTAAATACTAAGATAGGTATGATGACTATCGTTCACGATAGAGTTTTTACGCTGGAAGAAATTAGAAAAGCTGACTAACAAGGAGATTTATGAAAATAGCATATTGTAGCGATATACATATCGAGTTCGATACGATTAAACTAAAAAATAGCGAAAACGCTGATGTGTTAGTATTGGCTGGAGATATTTGTTTAGTAAGTCAACTTGGTTCATACCCAGATAATCCAGATGAATTTTTGTACGGAAGAAATGGTAGAATACATGATTTTTTTATAAATTGTTCTAAAGAATTTAAACATATTGTTTATGTTCTTGGTAACCATGAACACTATCGATATAACATTAAAGATTCTTTAAAAGATTTAAAAAAACATTTAGGATACATTAAAAATTTACATATCCTAGAAAAAGAAAGCGTAGTAATTGATGGCGTAACCTTTTTAGGAGCAACATTATGGACTGATATGAATAATGGCCATGATGAAACTATCGAGCGCGTTAGTTATGCAATGAATGACTTTAGAATTATTTACAATTCTGACAATTCTAACGACGAAAATAGATTATCAACAGCTTTTGATTCATGGGATCCAACAGATACTAGAGCTAGATGGACTCCGTTAGATGCTGTTGTACAATTTAATGCAACTGTTAAGTGGATTGATATGGTTAGAGAGTTAACTACAATTGACAAATTGGTAGTTGTAACGCATCACGCGCCATCATTTAAATCAATTCATCCAAGTTACGTTCATGATGAATTACTTAATGGAGCTTATGCATCAGATTTAGAACAATTTATTATTGATAGACCAAATATTAATCTGTGGTTTCATGGTCACATTCATCACCCGCAAGATTATATTATTGGACAAACAAAAATTTTAGCCAATCCTCGCGGTTATGCAGGAAGAGAAGCGATTGCTGATAATTTTAAATTGGCATATGTTTCTATTTAAAAATATTTCATTATCCACACAACATCAGAAGGTAATTCTTCTATCAGTTTTTTCTCTTCTTTTAAATTGCCAGTAGTATTTGTTACATATTGCTGGTAATTTTCATCTAAAGACATTAATTTCAAAAATTTATAACGATCCTCTAAAGTCGTTATTATCTCTATCATAAATTATCTCCGTTTATTATTATTTATAAATAATATGAAAATTACCTCATATTTAGGAATAATAACGATGATTACTGAATTAACAAGAATTGTAAAAGGTGTATACATTTATAGTAATACATCGATTGTATTCGACTCAAACCCATATTTACTTGCCAACAATGATTTAACGCTATATTTCACAAACAACGATGCAAGATACGCGTCAAAAGTTGTTTCTGTATCAGGAAATACAGCTGTTATTGATTTTTCTAATCCGCAATACAATAATACTGGAGTTGCAGCCAAAACTCCAAATTATGGATCAGGATTAACTGGACCACAAGATACATTTACATTTAGCTTTACCAATTATCCTAGTGCAATTTTACAAGCATCTTCAACTGGCGGAAGTTCAAATGTAGTGGTTCAAGTTTCAACTAATCAAACAAATTGGATTAATGTTGCGACTTTAGCAGTAACAACAGCAAATTCAAATACAAATTATACAACTGTTACTTCACCATGGCCATATGGTAGACTTAATATAATTGATATTGCTGCAGGCAATTCTATTGCCGTAAATAAAGCAACTTAATAAAAAAAAAGCTGGTCGCGGACTCCTACATCCCACCAGCACTAAACATTATGAAATATGGAGGAATAATGTCTAGCGAAAATATTTATATAACAGAACAACAAATAAAAAATTTTAAACCAACATATTTAATGATAAAACAACATAAATTAACAGGTTTAAAATATTTGTGTAAAACTAATTGTAAAAATCCAATTAAATATAACGGATCTGGAGATTATTGGTTATCCCATTTAAAAAAACATGGCAGAGATGTTGATACAATATGGTGCGAATTATTTAATGATATTAATATATTAGTTGCTACAGCAATAAATTTATCAGAAAAATATAATATAGTTAAATCTAAAGAATGGGCTAATTTAAAATTAGAAAATGGATTGGATGGCGGAACAACTTCTGAACAACAGAAAAAAATACAACAAAAAAGAGTTAATGATGGAACACATCATTGGATTGGTGGAGAATTTCAAAGAAAAATTCAACAAAAAAGGCTTAAAGATAGAACGCATCATTGGATTGGCGGGGAATTTCAGCGAGAATTAGCACAAAAAAGACTTAAAAACGGCACGCATAATTTTTTAAATGATAATCATCCATCTAAAGCAAAAATAAAAGATGGAACGCATTTTTTCTTAGGGGATACAAACCCAGTTTATAAACAAATTGAAAATGGAAAAAATGCTTTTGTAAATAATAATCCAGGATTACATGGTACATTTCAAAAATCAAAAGCAGCTAGACCCATTTATCAAGAAATAAAACAATTATACAAAGCTAACGGATTAAAATTACCAAAAGGTGCGTATATGAAATCAGATGAATATTTAGAATCGCTTAAACATAAGTAATAAATACTAAATACTAAATACTTTAAATAATATATAAATAAGGAGTTATACATGAGCGCAATGTCGAATTATCTTGAGAATAAATTAATTGATTACATTTTTAGACAACAAGCATATACAGCACCAGCAAATACTTGGATTGGATTATTAACAACATCAACAAATGATGCTAATACAGGACAAGTTGAAGTTTCTGGTGGAGGTTATTCTAGAGTGCGTATTGCATCATCACTGTTAAATTGGTCAGGAACTGATAGTTCTAGCTCAACTTCAACTAGTTCGGGTACATCTGGAACAACATACAACATTAATGCAATTACCTTTCCTGTTCCAACTGGAGCAAACTGGGGCGTTATTACTTCATTTGGAATGTATGATGCTGTTACTGGCGGAAATCTATTGTTTTATGGAAGTTTAACAACCCAAAAGACTGTAAATGACGGTGACGCGGCTCCGACATTCTCGGCAGCAGCTTTATCTATCCAGCTGGATAACTAAGAATAAAAAGGGAGCTTCGGCTCCCCTTTTTACCATTTATTTGAACTACAAGTAGATTTAAATAATTGTATTTTACTTGGTAAAAAACAATCACAAAGAGAGCATGTTAAATGTTCTACCATATATTCGCACTGTAAACATATGGCTTTTTTTCTTTCTCCATCTTCTTTATCAATAAATGGGAAATCTTCCCAATTTTTATTAATCATATTTTCGTTTATCATATTTTCACCTTTATAGTTTTTCAACTAAAACTGAACCATGACCAGTAGTTCCTAACGCTGTAAATGCATATGTTGTTGAAGAATAGCTACCACCAGCGCCACCATTACCCATATCATCACACGAACAAGTTTGTAAACCACCGCCACCACCACCAGAATATCCGCCACCACCACCGGCAGCATAACTAGTTCCTGCGGAACCACCGCCTCTAAATCCACCAACGCCAATTCCTCCAGTTCCCCCAGTTCCTCCATTAGAAAAAGAAAAAGATTGTTGCCCATGTCCTTGCGTTGTGGTACCATTACCAGTTCGTAATATACTTGAAAAAGTTTTTGACATTTTTATTTCCGTTTATATATTTTTTACTGTGTGAGCGATTTGACCAATAATTAACATAGTTATGCCCCTAATATATTAGTCATAGACGCTTGAAAAATCGAGCCGCTATCAACTAAAAACTGCAAAACTTCAGTAGCAGGTTCGACTTCAAGCGGTTGCGCAAACTCAATTTTTGCCGTGATAATCTCGGGAGTTTTGTCGCTATCCCATTTAGCCTTTTCTGCAAAGGTTAAGTTCTTGCGCACGTCATCAAGTGAGATTGTGCGAGGTGGTAAAGGCGGTTCGGGTAGAGGCTCTGGTTTTACTAATTTGCCGTTTACCCAGCCATCGCCATTTACGGCATCGTCAGGCACTTCAACGGTGTAAAGATTGGCAATATCTGGGTGATATATTTCAAGCGGGTCGCCCTGCGCAATATCTCTTATTTTTTCGTTTTCAATCCATGCTTTCATTTAATATCCCTCCGTCCAAGCTAAAATAACTGCACCTGCGCCACCACTACCGACAGTATCAGTACCACCACCACCGCCGCCACCAAAACCACCACTACCGCCAGTACCAGTACCACCACCACCGCCGCCACCAAAACCACCACTACCACCGCTACCGCTACCGCCACCGCCACCGCCACCAAAACCACCGCTACCGCCACCGCCACCGCCACCGCCACCATCTGCTCCAGCTCCACCTTTATAAAATGTGGATGTTGCGCCTCCGCCGCCGCTACCAGATAAAGCTAAATTTAAATACGCCAAAGCTCCGACTAAGGGTTTCCCTCCTATACCGTTTTGAGCAGGTAGTGATGCTGTAGCTCCACTTCCACCAGCAGCCCCATATCCACCGCCACCACTGCCGCCGTTAGCTGTAGGCGATGTTGGAACCATTCCCATTGACGCGCTTCCACCTCCGCCAGAATAAGCACCACCTGTGTCATTCTTACCTGCGTTAAAAATACCCCCACCACCTGTATAGCCAGCGACTACATCGTCTCCACCATTGCCACCAAAACCACCGGCACCGGTTGCCGAACTCCCCGACCCAAAATTAATAACGCCTCCTGCCCCACCGTTACCATATAAGCTACCAGCCGCGCCTCCACCAGTAACTCCTGTAGATAGCGTAAACCCACCACTGCCGCCAGTTGCAGTTTTTACCCTTCGTAAATTTGACGATGCTGTACCTGTTCCACCTGTTCCAACCGTAGTCGTCACCCCATTAGTGCCGCCCGTCGCCGATAACAACGTTCCATAAGACGACGTACCACCCTGCGCTCCAACGGTAATAGTTGACAATAATTGCCCCGGAATGACGTCAATAATTCCCGCCGCAAAGCCACCGCCGCCACCACCTGCTTTTGTACCACCATTACCGCCGCCACCAAACACATGAACAAACATTTGATAGACATTCTGTGGCACAACCTCTGCCGATGTCGTAGCAGTAATTAGCTTAAATGACCGCCATTCGGGAGGTGCAACACGAGTAGGCGCGTTAGGCGGCAAAGAATAGCCGTAATTTCCTTTATTCATTAAAAGTCACCTGCATTAATTGGGGTTACATTAAAAGTTTCAGCGTTGTTTGTTGAAGCGTAAAGAATTGCATTCGCTTGCAATACTAAGCCGTTTTGCATAAATGACGCATTTTGCGAGGTAAGCGTCACAGACCACACGGGAACGGTTGCGCTTGCTGTGATGGCTAAAACGGGTTGTTCGTAAATAAGGCGTTTTGTTGCGCCCGCATCATTCGATATAAAGAATCGGATCATTCCCGCAGTAGTCGTTCCTGTCGCTTGAATATTTAGCGAATCGATACGCGAGCCGCTTGCGCCTGCTGTAAAAACAACGCCTAGCGTACCCGTACCATCTCGATTAGTATTTGCTGTTGCGATTTGTGCGCTACCGTTCTTGGGAGTAGCAGCGTAATTTGCTGAAGTAGACATTAAATGATTCCTAAATTAAAAAGTAAAAAATCTGGAGCTTTAGCTAATACTGATTGAGCTAATGTTACTCCAGTATTAGCTTGAGTATAAGCTGCATTAGCTTGATTAAATGCGGATTGGGTGATTATTATTCCAGTGTTAGGTAATGTTAATGATACCCAATTAGAACCATCGCTGGTTAATACGTTTCCGGTATTGCCTGCTGCTGAAGGAACTACTGTTCCGGTAGGAGTTTCTAACAATTTCCAATTAGAAGTAGCAGAGTTGTAAACAAATGATGCATAAGAACCATTTAAATCTAATATAACTGACGTTGCGTCAGATTCAATAGTTTTACCGTTTGGCAATAATGTTAAATTATTTGTAGCAAATGTTCCAGCAACATCAAGAATAGCAATAGTCGATCCATCAGCTGGACTAGCGGGGAATGTTACTGAAAATGCTCCTGCAGCTGTATTACATCTTACTAAATTATTAACAGCAGCAGTATAATTTGTAGTTTGTATAGATGTAGAAATTAATGCAGGTATTGTATTTGCTGTATTATAAGCAGAATTAGCCTGATTAAATGCAGCCCGACCTATAGTTTCTGTATTCGCAGCAGTATATGCTGCTTGTCCAACTGTTATACCAGTATTCGCAGCAGTAAATGCAGCCCGACCTATAGTTTCTGTATTTGCTGTATTAAATGCTGCTTGTCCAACTGTTACACCAGTATTCGCAGCAGTATATGCTGCTTGAGCAACGGTTACTGCTGTATTGGCTGTATTCCAAGCTGATCCGGTTAACCCAGTATAATATGTTCCATGCTGACCATCAAGTAAATCAACATTAAGGTTTGGTATTAAAGTATTAGAAGAAACAATAAATGGAACTGTTCCATTTGCAACAGAAAAAACTGCATTAGATGTTATTATAGATCCAACTTTTAATGGATCGTATATTACGTCACTAGAAAAATCTATAGTAGTTGTAGGTTCAGCAGATACGTTAGAAAATAATTTCCAAACTCCATCAGTTGCATCCCTAACAATTCCCGTGTGTTGATATTTATTGCCAGTAAAACTACCAACAATACCAATATCTTGTAAATTAGATGGATTATCTTCAGCCAAATAAATTAATGGATCAGTAATTGAAAGGTTATTTGAACTTAATGTAGTAACATTTCCACCTAAATAAACATTACCATTAACATTTAAATCTGTTGTAATCGTTACTGATCCAAAAATCGTTCCGCCATTAGCAGAGAATTTTGTATTGGCAGTATTATAAGCTGCATTAGCTTGAGCAAAAGCTCCTTGCCCTATGGCCACGCCAGTATTAGCCTGCCCGAATGCAGTTCCTGTTAATCCAGTATAATATGTTCCATGTTGTCCGTCAAGGAGATCTGAATTAAGGTTTGATACTAAGGTATTAGATACAACAGTAAATGGCTGAGTACCATTTGCAGAAGAAAAATAGACATTACTTGAAACTAGGTTTGGAATAGTAACTGTATTTGCGCCACCAGTAAATGTTAATCCACCATTTAAATACCATGTCTGTACAAAGTTAGATAAAATATTACCATTATTCATTGCCAGCGCATAGTTAGCAGATCCATTAGTTGCATCGCCATATAGACCAACGTTTAATCCACCAGCATGAATATCATGGGCATAACCACGAACGCCTATGGCGCTACCGCCATCACTAGAAGAAGTTACGTGACCTTCACCAACTACCCCTCCAGAACGAGTTCCGGCGTTAGTATAACCAACACCATAAACGCCGATACCATAGATAGAAGTATTAGAAGCATTAGCGACCCCCTCTGCAATTAACCCAATATTATGAGTTTCGTTTTGTTGTAAGCTAACTGCCGTATTTGATACAACAGCTAATGCATTCGGAAATCTAGTTAAATTTGCCGATAAACTCGGACCAACTAAAGATAAATTAGAAGATATTGCAGTAGTAAGATTTAATGAGGTTCCATTTGCGATTCCAATAGTAGGAGTAACAAAAACAGCATTATTTGCAAATACTAGATTTCCAGTTCCAGTCGTATCGGAAATAATCGATGCTAATTCAGCACCAGTAGTATTTGCAAATTGAGATAACCCTCTTACAGCTAATGCAATGTATGCAGCTGGAACAGATATGAATACGTTTTTAGTTCCAGCAGAAAAATTTACAATATTACTACTATTTGAACTATTTAATATTTGAGTTCTTATTATAGAATTATTAGCACTGATATATTGCCCTATACCAATTTCCCATTCAGATCCACCTACTAATTCTACAACATATGGAAATGTATTGGATGTTGAAATGCTTGAAGCAACGTTCTGATATCCAGTTGGCGCTCCAGCTAATACAATAGGCACAACTCCAGTTGTAATAGAGGATTCTTTTACTCTATCGTTTAACTGTAAAGCCATTTGCTACTCCTAATAAATCCATACCAGTTCCTTTAACAATCCTAAATATAAACTATTTATTATATTTAATAAATACTTGATTATTAATCTACGAATTAAATAGAGAGAATATGCTAGGATTTTATGCAATAAGTTCCAACCCAATATCGTCATCTGGCGTTGCGGCAGCGGAATTACAAACATCTACGAACGCAACAAGTTCGGTTGCAGCAGATCTTACAACTCAAATTTTATTTAATTCTACAGCAACAGCAACAGCGACAGTTTCTACTCCTAAATTATTATCGAGTATAAATCTTTTTGCATCAGTAACCAATATTTTAGTATTAACTACAGCATCAATTAATACTCAAATAAATTTAGCTGCCCATGCTGCTTCTCTAGCAAGTAGTGGCGCTGATCTCGCAACGCAAGTTAAACTGAATACATCAACTTTAACTGCAATTGCTACAGCAAATTCTACTCTATCTACAAATATAACATTGCAAGGAAATGTATTAGATACAGTTTCTTCTCAATCTGACTTATTAACAGTTATTGAATTAAATGCCACAGATTCTTGTGTTGTATCTAATGCTGCACAATTAAATACAGGCATAGTTTTAATTGGCTCAGTTCAAAATACAACATCATCAAATTCCGCTCTATCTACAAGCATAACAGTAGCTAGTTCTGTTGCAAGTATATCTACGGTAAATTTTGCAGATATATCTACATCTATTTTAATTCGAGCTGCCGTTACATGTATATGTGAATCGGAAATAAATTTTTCTAGAATGTTTGGGCAAATAAACGCCCAAGTATCGACAAATTCTGCTCTAACTACAAGTATAACTGTTAACGGCACAGCAAACGTTGTATCTACTAGTCAATCTAACCTAAAAACTCGCATTAGATTAGCTTCCACGGAAACATGTGTTGTTTCTAATGCGGCTCAATTAAATACTGGCATTCCATTAATTGGCTCCATCGCGAACAGAGTATCTATTTCTACTCCTGGTCTAATAACCAGCATTAAACCAGCTGCAACTTTAACAACTATCTCAACTGCAAATTCAAACATAACAACCGGAATACAACTTGCATCCGTAGATACCTGTGTTGTTTCTAATGCAGCTCAATTAAATACAGAAGTTGTTTTATTGGGTAATGCTGTTTGTCAAGTATCTACGTCTACTCCTAATCTATTAACACAGATTAATGCTAATTCTAATCTATCGTGTAATGTTGTAGCAAATTCAAACATAACAACCGGAATACAACTTGCATCCGTAGATACCTGTGTTGTATCTAATGTGGCTCAATTAAATACAGAAGTTGTTTTATTGGGTAATGCTGTTTGTCAAATATCAGCAATTAGTAGATTAACCACTAGTGTAATTGCGCTTGATTCTACATTAATAGATGAAGTAACTGTTACTTCAGATTTAACAACTAGCATTGAATTAACATCTACGGAAACATGTATTGTATCTAATGCGGCTCAATTAAATACTGGCGTTGTTCTGTTAAGCGATACATCAAGCATCTCAACTGCATTGGGTAATCTAACCACTGCAATCAAAGCCAATGCACAAGTCGCTGCTCTTGTTGCCTCTGCATCAGATTTAACAACTAGAATACAACTTGCATCCGTAGATACCTGTGTTGTATCTAATGTTGCCCAATTAAATACTGGCGTTGTTCTAGTAGGTAATGCTGTTTGTCAAATATCAGCAATTAGTAGATTAACCACTGCAATCAAAGCCAATGCACAAGTCGCTGCTCTTGCTGCCTCTGCATCAGATTTAACAACTAGAATACAACTTGCATCCGTAGATACTTGCATTGTATCTAATGTAGCTCAATTAAATACAGAAGTTGTTCTGTTAAGCGATACATCAAGCATCTCAACTGCATTGGGTAATCTAACCACTGCAATCAAAGCCAATGCACAAGTCGCTGCTCTTGCTGCCTCTGCATCAGATTTAACAACTAGCATTGAATTAACATCTACGGAAACATGTATTGTATCTAATGTAGCTCAATTAAATACAGAAGTTGTTCTAGTGGCAGCTGCTTATTCTAGTACATCTAGTAACAGTAGATTAACCACTGCAATCAAAGCCAATGCACAAGTCGCTGCTCTTGCTGTCTCTGCATCAGATTTAACAACTAGAATACAACTTGCATCGGTAGATACATGTATTGTATCTAATGTTGCCCAATTAAATACGGGTGTTGTTCTAGTGGCAGCTGCTTATTCTAGTACATCTAGTAACAGTAGATTAACCACTGCAATACAACTTGCATCCGTAGATACCTGTGTTGTATCTAATGCGGCTCAATTAAATACTGGCGTTGTTCTAGTGGCAGCTGCTTATTCTAGTACATCTAGTAACAGTAGATTAACCACTGCAATCAAAGCCAATGCACAAGTCGCTGCTCTTGTTGCCTCTGCATCAGATTTAACAACTAGAATACAACTTGCATCCGTAGATACTTGCATTGTATCTAATGCAGCTCAATTAAATACAGAAGTTGTTTTATTGGGTAATGCTGTTTGTCAAGTATTAGCAATTAGTAGATTAACCACTGCAATCAAAGCCAATGCACAAGTCGCTGCTCTTGCTGTCTCTGCATCAGATTTAACAACTAGAATACAACTTGCATCCGTAGATACTTGCATTGTATCTAATGTTGCCCAATTAAATACTGGCGTTGTTCTAGTGGCAGCTGCTTATTCTAGTACATCTAGTAACAGTAGATTAACAACTAGTGTAATTGCGCTTGATTCTACATTAATAGATGAAGTAACTGTTACTTCAGATTTAACAACTAGAATACAACTTGCATCCGTAGATACTTGCATTGTATCTAATGCAGCTCAATTAAATACTGGCGTTGTTCTAGTGGCAGCTGCTTATTCCAGTACATCTAGTAACAGTAGATTAACAACTGCAATCAAAGCCAATGCACAAGTCGCCACACAAGCTGCTACTACATCTAGTTTAACAACAAATATTCTTCTAGCGTCTATAGATACTTGCATTGTATCTAATGTTGCACAATTAAATACTGGCGTTGTTCTAGTGGCAGCTGCTTATTCTAGTACATCTAGTAACAGTAGATTAACAACTGCAATCAAAGCCAATGCCTATGTAACAGATATCGTATCTATATCTGCTGCTCTGGAAACTAATATTGAATTACGTGCCATCGATACATGTAACGTATCTAATGCAGGACAATTAAATACTGGCGTTGTTCTACTTGGTAATGCAAGTTCTGTTGTTACAAGTAATGCTGTTCTTGTTACTGCAATAAATGCAAGAGCAAGTTGCTCTGCTCAAGTTAATTGTGTATCTGCTCTTGCTACTGCAATAAAGTTAAATGCTCTTGTTATTGATACTGCTACAGTAAGCGCGAATTTATCTGTTGCTATGCCAATAACAGCAACTGCTCAATCCTTGGTAAATAGCAGTGCTGTTCTTGATACTAGAGTATATCTAAATGCTCGTGCAACAACTCAAACATCTGTTACTGCATTAACCATTGATACAAATATCTATCTAACATCAACTGATACTTGTATTGTATCTAATGCAGCTCAATTAAACACTGGTATTGTTTTAATTAGTTCTGGTGTTGTTAATACTGCTGTCTCCTCTCCGGAACTAAACACCAAAGTGCAACTTGCCACTGCTCTTAGTGTAATCGCAACGAGTACCTGTAATCTATCTACCGCTATTGTTATTTCTGCTGCTATAACAGCAAATAATGCTTGTAGTATTAATGCTGATCTACTTGCTAGGTTGATTAATACCAATATTAAACGTATTCTCGTTACACATAATCATCATAATAATCTGATTCAACGTGATGATGCTGCTGTACTAATCGCTGCTCCAGGTGCTAGTGCTCGCTTAAATAAAAATGAATCGGAAATTCTTGTACAACGTGATGATGATGCTCTATTAATCACTGCTATGAATAATGCTATTGTTGTTCAAGTTGATACTAATACTATTCTTATAACAAACTAAAGGTAATGTAATGCAAATCTATTCTCCTAGTCTTAAAGGTCCGTTAAAAGTATCTGGATTTATTGATCCGGATGATATTACTACTATTCATGTATACTGGAATGCTCCTGAATGGAGTCCGCAAACTGTCTATAGATCTGGGGATATTACTCGTCCAACCTCAGATAATGGCTACTACTACCAATGTATAATTAATGGTGTCTCTGGTAATACACAACCTACTTGGTCTCAAGATGAAACTCAATCTGGCTCTGTGACCTTTACTGCTGTTCCATGGAATCTGTGGCTGCTACCAAATGAAAATATTGCTAACTCAACTTGGTCTTCTAGTAATACTGCTATGTCTCTAAATGATACTATAGATCTATGGAAAACTGCTGTTACTGTATCTACTATTCCATCTTCTCTGCAAGAATTTACTCTGACTAATCAAATTACCAAAGATAATAATGAAACTCTTTCTAGAAGCTTTGTATATAAAGTAAACCAACAGTAATTCTTACACAGTAATTCTATTATTACTCGCCCTAAAATAGAGCGAAGTATTGATGTAAAATATTTGCTATCTAAAGGGTATCTCGCCTCATTTTAGGGCGAATCTAAATATGAGCGTTTTCTGAGGCGGAATAGAAAAATTTATTAAAGTGATTTAATAGGTATTGGAAATTCTTTAGAGTCTTCGAGAGTCTTCGAGAGTCTTCGAGAGTCTTCGATAAAGGGAATATGGGAGTTTTTAGTGATTATACTGAAGTTTACTGAAGTTTACTGATGGATACTGAAGTTTGCTGATGGATACTGATGGATACTGAAGTTTGCTGATGGATACTGAGGTTATCTGATGGATACTGATGGATACTGAAGTTTGCTGATGGATACTGAAGTTTGCTGATGGATACTGAAGTTTGCTGATGGATACTGAAGTTTGCTGATGGATACTGAAGTTTTGTAAAACTGTCTTTTTTGACTTAGACTACTTAGTAATTCTCATAATTTAGAATTTCCCATTATCGGAAGAGACAGACTCCGAAGACAGAGGAATCAATTTCCGAGGAATAGATTAAATTCAATTTCCGAGGAATAGATTAAATTCAATTTCCGATAAGAGCAACAACAAAGACAAGAGCAGCGACCCAGATTATTGCATAGGCAGCGACACCGAGAATAACAATAGAGGCAAGAAGAGAAAGAGCATTATTATTAGATTGGATTAGTAGAATAATAACAATCAGGAGTAGAATTAGTTCCATATAGAGTTTCGATAGAGTTTAGATTTACTTTATTATACTATATGGAATTAGATTCGTCAAGCATTATTTTATATTTGTTCAGGTGTTTTCTTGTTACTTTCACTGATATCCAATTATTATAATAACTGGAATCTATTAGTACGTTGTTGATGAACTGATGGTATGCTTCGATGTAAGAGAGTTCGGATCTGAAGTAACAAATTTGGATTATTTCTTGTTTTAATTCTGGGGTGAAATTTTTTATATCATTAAGAAGATCTTCATTAGATCCAGTATAAGTTTTCCAATCCGATTCAACTTTTATTTTTTTCTTTTTCAGATTTTTTTGGATTGATTTTTGGAAGTGGAAAACTTTTTTACCGATATATTTTTTATTATTTTGAAGGTTGGTAATTAGATAGACGAATCCAATTGCATTTTCCGGAGGAATTTGGATTGGAGTGTTATTATAGAGCCACATTAATTTTTACCTATTCAAGTTAATATAACTTTACTTAGGAGTTATTCTTCATCTTCTATTTCTTCTTCTTGGTTTGCTTCTATCTCTGTCTCAGATCCGCATACGATGCAATATCTAATTAAAACTCATATTAGTATTTGGTTGCATTATTTTGTTGATTAATTCAGGAATTTCCGAATTAGTTCCAACATAGAATATTCCGCTATTAGGTTCAGTTTCTAATTGATATTTACTAACAGAGATAAGAGATAATTCTTCATTAGTTACATTTTCATAGATTAATGACGCATTAGGCATTCTTTCAACTACATCTTGATATTTCATTTTAGCTCCAAAATTGAATAAGGGTTTTTACTTGTTGGGTTACATTAGCCCAAGTATCTCTGGGAATTGGCAATTTTCTAGTAACAACTGCTATTGTATTAACAAAACTCATTTTTACAAAGTTACTAGTAGTATTTGTAATTGTTATTGCAGTTGAACTTAAAACATTAACTGTATTTATTGGAGTAAACTTTACTTTAAAGTAATCAGTAATTTTTGTATTAAGTTGAATTGAGATAACAGCAGGTAAATTAATAATACTAGAAAAATTAGTTTTAATTTTATCTATTGAAGTCCAGTATGGTTTTACATAACTTATATTTTTAAGTGTAGTAACTGGAGATATTTTTACAAATTCTGATATAATATTTCTTAATCTAACATTAGCAGTTGTTACCAGAAAAGTTACGGTAACTGGAGATATTTTTACAAATTCTGATATAATATTTGTTAATCTAGCTTTAGCGCTTATTACTGCCGATGTCACTTTTACAGAAGAGAATTTAATTGATGTTGTTAATGTTTTTGCGGTAGTACCTACTTTTGAGGTTTGCACTGGATGAATAGGAATAGCTATTGTTGCAGTTCCATTAGTTGTTAATGGAAGAACTGCACTACCTGCACTAGCAGTTAATTGAAAAGTATTTGCAGTAAGCGATACATTATTAGCAACATAGTACCACGTATTGGTAGAAATACCCGTGGTACTAGTTATAGTCAGGAATTTAATCTGATTATTAGCAGAAAATCCGTGATTATTGGCTGTTCTTACAAGGTCTGTTGCATCTGTAAGAGTAGCAGACCTTGATGCAAATACTAGCGAAATCATGCAGGCAGCGCTACTTGACCCAAAGATACAGTGGTATTTGCATTACCACCAACATTTAAACCACCATTAACGTTTGAATATATTCTAAGCCCAGTATCGGTATTAGTAAATAATCTAGCCCCATCAAAGTATATAAAATCTCCAGCAGTTGCTAAAGTATTACCAGTTCCTTGATCAATATTAACTACAGGAGCGCCTAATGTAGCAGTAATAGATTTACCCAATGAATTAACAAAGAAGAAATTTGCCACTGTGCTATTATTAGGAACAACCATTAATGCTCCTTGAATTTTCGCGGCAGTTAACTGAGTTTGTGCAGTAAGAGCAGAAGTAGTTGATGCTGTTTGGACAGATCCAACTATAGCATTTGTTCTTGGGTTAAATTGAACTTGATACAATGCAGCAGCTGAAACTGCATGCCAAGCAATTGCATTATCACCATTTAAAAATTGAAGACCATAATTAACACCAGCGCCAGCAGTTGCTAAACCAGTTACAACGGTATTACTAGCAGCATTATAGGCAATTTTAACTAATCTAGAGTTAGCAGGTGTAGTATAACTAGGAAACGCCCAAACGTTTCCTTCAAAATCACAAGTCATATCTTTAACGATACCAGTATCAACTACAGTAGCATTTGCAGTAGCAATAGTTGAATTAGCTATTGCGATATTACCTGCTGTATTTTGAGATGCTCTGACATAACGATTAAATATAATATTTGTAGCTGTTGCAGCAGGAGAACATGTTACCGTTTCACCAGAAATCGCTACAGTAGAAAAACCGCCAGTAACAGGAACGTTTACTGTTGTAACATCATCAGCAGTATCAAATCTACATAAAGCATTTGCAGCAGTAGAAGATGTAATATAAAGAAATCTTTCGCCATCATATTTCATATCAGTTATACCAGTAGTTGCATATACTGTTGAATATGTTTTAGTTATTGCATTAATTTTTACAACAGAAGCACCACCATTCATAATACAATAATATGCAGCGCCAGTGCTTACTATTGAAATTGGTCTACCTCCAACAGCAATTGTTTCTGTTGCCCAAGTTACGTTTCCAGTACCGCCAGTTTGCGGAAACCAAGAAGTAGTTTCGTTAGTGTATGTTTTATAATGACAATTTAACAACCAATGAGTTCTATCTGTTCCAGTTATTGACGCATTACCATTTGCATCAGTTGGAACTGTAATTTTATTCATATTAGAACCGATTGGAGCAACTAATTTTATACCATATAATTGGCCGTAATTAGCAACAGTTGTTGAATAATCTGATACAGGTTTAATTGGTAATGTTAAACGTCTAGAACCATCCCATGCATTTGATATAAATTTATTATTTTGATTTCCAAGATAGTAAATAAATGATGCGGCTGTAGTAGCTAACCAATTTGGAACTGCAGTTATTCCATAATCTCCACCCCAAGCTTTTGCAGCAGTAACTCCCGTATAACCTTGACGAGTTCTTGGCATAGAATAAAGAGTATGATCAGCAGCTGCTAATGGTTTTGCGTTTGGAGTTGCAGCACCAAGCATCCATAAAGTTGAACTAATCCAACCCCAGCAAGGATATTTAGCTGTAGGAGTATCCATTATATCTTCTCGTGCATTTTCAAATACACCAGACCATAATGATGCCTCATTATTTAAATATGAGTGAACAGCACACCATCTAGGAGAAACATTTATTAGTAAATCACAAGTGGCTAAGTTATATCCAATCGGAGCGCAATCAAAATAAGTCCATGCTTCATTAGTTGGAGAACGAATTGTAGGTGTACTAGGAGAACCTGCGTCATAATTTGTAGAAGTATCCCAATATTCACAAGTAGAAGTATTAATTACCTGTTCTTTAGTGTTATATCTAAAAATAATATTTTTATATGTTATGCCATCGGCATTTAATGAGCGAAATACTTGAGTATAAACAGGGGAACTAGTTCCTGCGGTAGCATTTTGACCACCCCAGAATGAATCAAATAAAGTCCACCCAGATGCAGTTTGTGCAGTTATTCCAGAATCAGCTGTAAACGCAGTTCCAGATAAAACACCATTGGTTCCAGTTAATGAAGTGGTATTTGTCATTGCATCTACAACAGTATTAGCAAATTGAGCAAATGAAGTTAGATTTGTATTACCGCTTGCCGCAGCAAACGTAGTTGATATTTGTATTGTTGATGAACCAATATACTTTGCTGTTATACTCATGTGTTATATTCCAGTGTTAATGTTAAATTTTCTCCGCCAGTAGTTAACAAATCAGCAGTCATATAATCAGTTGGTAACATACTTAAACTAATTGATTGCGTATTTGATCTAAATGTATTGGCTAGTAATGTAAAAGTTCCTACTATATTCGTATTTATACTAATTTGTAATGTGACGTTTGCTGAAGATTTTGTACCAATAGACAAATATCCACTAGTGATTTGTACTGGAGCATGAGGAAACCATTTGGTTGTTCCAGTTGTTGGAACTAATTCTCCAAATAAGTTAAACGTTCTTATACTTGACGGAAACGATACAAATTCAAATTTAGAAGTTCCTGCATTATATTTTAATAATGTATTATTTGCTAAATTGGTAACATCAACATCTATTAAAGATATTATTGTATTTGGTGCATTTAGTCCGGCAGGTCCTTGTGGTCCAGTATTACCAGCTGATCCAGTTGCCCCTGTATTTCCAGTTGCTCCAATTAATGTAATTAACCATTGTTGTTCGGTTCCAACAAATCCATTAGTAATCGCGGTATCATATGCACTAGCACCAGTGTTACCCGTTAATCCTTGTGCACCAGTATTTCCGGTTGGTCCTTGTGGACCAGTGTTACCAGTTAATCCTTGAATACCTTGTGGACCGGTGTTACCAGTTAATCCTTGCGCACCAGTATTTCCAGTTGGACCAACCATAGTTGATGCAACTTGTTGAACTGTTACAATAGCAGAAGGAATTGATGGCCAACCATTTGTTGGAGTTATATATTCAATGACAATGTTAGTATTATCAGTTGTCCACATAAGTTCAAAATAATCACCTGCATCACTAGGGAATATAAAGTTCCAAGCAGCAACAGTATGATGATTAGCTGTCGTTACTGTTATTTCCGAAGAAGTATCAGGAATATCAATTCCATTTTTACGAACCCAAATTATAACTGTTTCGTCATTACCTCCACCACTGCCATGATGTAATTGAAACGAAAATTGTATATTATAGACGCCACTATGTGTTGTAGTAATTCTAGTATTACTAGCAACAGTAACCCCATTTGATTCAACTGGAGAAGCTCTTAATAATACTGCTCTTGGAGTATTACGACTAGGAACAGTTTGTGTTTGAATATCATAAAATGAACCGTAATATCCAGGAGTTGCTCCTCCATTAGAACTAGATAAATCTGTATCATTTACCCAAACTGAACCGTTATATTTTAATACTTGTCCCGAAGTAACGGAAGATAAAGAAACATCAGATAAATCATCTAAATTTACAGGAATAGATGGTTTATGTTTAATATAATCAACAGATCCAGAGTCAATTTGAGTCCAATCGGATTGTATCTGTGGAGCTCCACCTCCTGTTACTGTAGCAAATTCAAAATTATCAGAAGCAGCATTATAACGTAAAAATCTTCCATCTTGAATAGTTTTATCGTTGACATCATCTAAATATCTAAGATTTACTTCACCGCCACCTGGACCTGCCATGGAAATTTTTGATAACCAATTCTCCATGTATTGAAGTTTATCGGTTATTGCTTTTATTTCTGGAGCTACTTTTGGGTTTTTTGGTTGATTAAATAAATCAACGTTTGTTTTAAATAATTTATCATATTGAGCACCATCAGTTAAATCTACCTGTTTTGGCGCTTCAATTAATAATTCTTCAGTAATTTGTTCTTGTGTAACTTCGTCAATAACATCAATTTCTTCAATAACAGAATCAATAATTTCTTCAACAAATTCTATGGATTCTTGTTCTGGTAATATTTCAACTTTTTTGCTAGAAAATAACGAAATAAATTCTTGTTCTTTAACTTTTTCTTTTATTTCTATTTGTTTTTCTTTTTCTATTTCTGTATTAAATAAAGAAAAAAATGAAGAAGTATCTTTAATCTTTTCATATAAAAACGAAGTATCTATTTTTTTAATAGGTTTTGTTACTATTTGTTCTTGAACTGGTATTTCTGAGACAAGTTTTGTTGTTTCCAGCAGCGTCGAAAACTCATTGGTTTTAATCTTTTCCGTTAAAGAAGAAATGTCTATTTTTTTAATAGTTTTTGGTAAACGTGTTGAAATTTCTGCAGGTTCAATCGCAGATTCAGCTACTTGTTCTTCGATTAAATCATTTTGAATAATATGAGGTTCTTTTGGTGTAACTTTTGTTGTTTCTAAAAGGGAAGAAAATGGATTTTCTTTTATTTTATCTGACAAATTTTCGATTACATGATTCCCTATCTTATTCTCAGATTCTTTTTTTGCTTCAGAAATAAGGTTTAAAAAATCGTTTAATTCAGTCATTGACGGGTATCCAAATATACATTTATAATATTTAGGTAATGAGAAATGGGGAGCCGAAGCTCCCCGCTTTTAGTATTACTAAAAAATTACCAATGATCAACGCCAGTAATTGAAATCTTTAGATCACCTGTAGCTCCATTAATTTCTACATTAGGAATAACAATGTCAGTTATTTTACCAATCCCGCTGCTGTTATCAACGGTAATGTCAAGGCTTTCAGCTTCTGGAAATTTTTTTAACACTTTAGCGATATCTTCTAATTCGCTGCGATATAAAGATACTGTACTTTCACTCATTTGAATAACGCCTTTCTTAAAATGTTAGTAGAATATTGTGCAACTAAAAATAACACATATGCTCTATATTGACTAGACAAATATGCATCATGATACAATAAATCAGCAAGAATTTTTAATACAATCTCATTACGATTATATCCTTTACTTAATATTAATTCTTTTGTTTCTTTAGTTAACACAGCCTGACGAGCCAATTCTTTGTTAAACTTATCTTTTGGATGCTTAAATGCAACCGACCAGTCGACCTTAGCAGTCCCGTCAGGGTATTTAGTTATAGTTGTAAGGATAGTTAAACATAAATCGCTTATATGAGCACCTGGACCTAATTTAGCGCCATTTAAATACTGGAAGTTTGTACTTGTTGTAATTTTTGATTCAACAGTTTCAACTAATTCTAACGAACTTGGAGGATATCCTAAACTATATACACGAATTTCAATATTATCGCTCCAATTTTGTTTAAAATAAACACCCTCTTTGGAAATGTCGGCAATAGTAAAAACATAACTAGTATTAATTGCCATATTCATGTCAGGCAACCAGCTATTTTCCCAGCCATTTTCTCGTTCAACTTTCCGAACAACCCGAACTCGATCACCAACTTTAAATTCACGCATACTTTCTTCCTCAACTAAGTTTAAATATTCCTCACGAAACCACTGATTAACTTTTAATCTATTATCATAAACAGCGTATAAAAATTCATTAAACACTGCATCCCAACACATACCAACAACATTAACTTGTTTACCTGCTAATGATAATTTTTCAAAAGAAAAATCAATTGAATTTTTCGGTACTTGTAAAACTTTAACATTATCTTTTAATTTAAGCATCTCTAGTCTCAACAAATTGTTTAATTATATCTAAATTTACAGGAGTAAAATCAATTGCCTCCATAGAAACATTATAATATCTGGTATCAGGGACTCCATCCATCATAATCATATCAGCATGTAAGTGTCCATGAATATTCAATTTCCATCTGCCTAATTGCGATGGATGAACAGGAACATGTGTTAATACAAAATCGTGTTTCTTAATTACACCATATAAATCTTTAAAGTATTTTAGATATACTGATGGATAGCAAGAATCGTGATTACCTTTTACAAGATATTTCTCACCATTCATTTCATCTAATAATTCAAGATATTTTTTGTTAAATGTAACATCTCCTAAGAAGTAAACGATATCGTTTTTACCAACAACTGAGTTATGTTTATAAATGATAGTTTCGTGCATTTCTTCTAGTGTATCAAATGGACGATATCTATTGCCATTTTCATCCGTAAATTTAATAATATTTTTGTGACCAAAATGGTGATCACCACAGAAGAATACTTCAGACATTATTTTTCCTTTTTAATCGTTTATATATTATAATTATAACGTATAAAGCCGGATTAGTCAAGCATTTGTTTAAATAAATATATAGATATAACATTCAACAAAGGAAATCAATATGTTAAGATTTAAATCTTTCCTAACTGAAGCAAAAGAAAACAGTAAAGCTGGCGCAGCCGCAAATACTAATGGAGTCAGACATGAATTGCTGACTGCAGGCGTTTTAAATCATATGTCTAAACATCATAACAGTTCAAATAATCCATATCATGGAGGAAATCATCCAAATTTATTTGAAATGGATGATAAAGAGTTAAAAGAGCATTTTGATAATCATGTTAAAAATGGACATTTTTCAGAACATTATATGCCAGAACATTATCGCGATCAAGATAATCAAATTCCAAAATCAGTTCACGATAGATATACTCATGATTCGTTAGAACCAGAAGAACATTATAGTCATTATAGAAATGCAGTACACCACGCAAAAGAATTACATAATCATTTAGAAGAAAGAGGATACGACCCTAAATCGTTAAGTAATGTTGCATGGACTTCTATTGATGGAAATGTTAACAGTTATATGAAAAAACATGGCAGTAATCCTGATAGAAAGATGAATAAGGGAACTGATGATGCCGATGTTATGGCTACTATTAAAGATAAAAAAGGAAATCAAAAACCAATTGGATTAAGTTTAAAATGGGGCAGCCAAAAAAATCAAACTCCAACTGCTAAGAATAATACGCATAATACAATATTAGACGCTAAAGATTTTGGAAATGATCACGAAGATACCGTTAATGAGTTTAAAGCTAAAGCTAAAATAGAAGTAGATAATCATAAAAAACTTACACAAGGAATCTATTCCGGCGGACAAAGCGTTAGAAAACATAAATATGACCACGATGTAGATTCTCTTCGCGGAAGCCCAGATGACGAAAGATTAAAAAATAATATAAAAGCAGTAAATGATTCTTATGAAAATAAGAATCATAATGTTACAAGTCATTTAGAAAATACTTTAAATAAAATAAAAGATGGACCGAATGGACACGAACATATTAAAAATTTTGTAAGAAATAAATTACAAATTCCTAATCCAGATTTTGTTGCTGCTAGGGCGCATATGACTGTTGATAAGAATAATAATCATAATGGCCATCATTTTGAAGACCATTCAACATCATTGAATGACCATTTAAATAATGCTAATCATTTTAAAGTAGAAAGAAGTGGCGCAACATTAAGAATCCATGCCATGGATAAAAGCGGAAATCCATTATTTTCGCATAAAATGTGGACAAAAGGTAACAGCAGAAAAAGCGATGATGTAACTAAAATTTTACATGCAACAGAAAAACCTTCACCTAAAAAAGGCAAAACCGTGAATAAAAAACAAAATACAACAGAATCTGTAATACAAATGTTAGATAAAGTCATAGATAATAATTTAGTCGAATCAACTGATTCATTTAAAGCTGTTTTATCAAGTAAAATTGCATCTAGATTACTTGAAGCTAAAAAAGCAGTTTATTCTGAAAGATATGACAAAGATTTAGATAAAAACAAAAATGGTAAATTAGACTCTGACGATTTCAAAAAACTAAGAGCTAAAAAATATACCAATAAATGCGATACTGCATGTAATGAAGAAGCGATTGAAGATGCATTAAATGAAGTTTTAAATCCTTCTATGGGCGTCAAAGCATATATAGATGATTTCATAAAATCAGATGACTCTAGATTCGAAGGCGACTCTAAAGAAAAACGTCGTCAAAGAGCTATTGCAGCATTTTATAACGACAAAAACTAAATAAATATATAAATAATAATTAATTAACCGTACAAGGAAATACAAAAATGAGTAATTTATACAACGACCCAGATGATTTTGACCTAGATGAAGATGATTTCGAGGAAGAAGAAGAATTAGAAGAAGGTTCTGGTCCATACGAACTACATAATCCAAAACACCCTAAATTCAAAGCAAACTATGATAAGTTTATGAAAAAGAATCCTGATTCTTCATTAAAAGACTTCATTAACGCACAAAAAGCTAAAGAATATAAAGGTGGAGTCGAAGAAGCATATACAGGTAGCTATGGTCGCCCTAAAAAACAGAAAAAAGATGAATTAGGTGATTTATTGCGTTTAAGAGCGCAGGAACGCAAAGATGCCGGCGAACCACCAGAAAAACATGATGCTCGTTATCTTGCTAGAAACAAACCTGCAACTCGTCGTTCTGGTCAAGAACATGATGATATGCAAGTAACAAGAGAATCTATTCAAGGTATGATTGAAACTATCTTATCAGGTAATTTAGTTGAATCTACACAATCATTTACTGATATTATCTCGTCTAAAATTGCAGCCAGATTAGAAGAATCTAAAATTGGTGTTGCTCAACGAGTATTTGGTATTCAAGAATCACACGACGATGATGATGACAATGATCATGATGATTACAGCAAAACAATTAGTAAAATGAAAAAACCAAAAGAAGATGATGATTATAAAGATGAAAAACATGCTGAAGTAGATGATGATTCATTTAGTAAATCTCTTCATGGTAAACTAAAAACAGCTGAAGATATTGATGATAATCCATTATCTGATGATGAAAAAGAAAATCCTGATGATAAAAGAGTTCAAGCTGGATTAGCAGCTCGTGCAGCTAAAGGTGAAATGTCAAAACCAAATGCTCATAGAGATATTGATTTAAGACAAGGATCTGTTACTCTTCAACATGGCGATGCAAAAAGAATTAATAGCTTTATGGCTGGATTAAAACCACAAAAAAGACAAGAAGTTATGGCTCACATGCAAAAATCACCTAAACATTTTGACGCGGTTCATGATGTAGTTAAAAAGTTCCCTGCACCAAAACAAAATACATCAATCTATAAAGATCCAAGATCTTAATTGATATGGGGGAGAAATCCCCCTTTTTAGGAAAAATAAATGAAAAGTTTTAGAGAATTTCGACAATTATATGAAGGTTCAGTAAAAGACGTTCAGCAAACAATTAAATACCATATTGGTCCAATTTTTGCTTCTGGCGCTGCACCTGTCGAACAAAAACATATTAAAAAAGCAGTTGATGCTGTAGTAAAAGATCATAAAATGACACCAGATGCAGCTAGAAAAATGGTTGATTCTTATTGTAAGACGCCTACTATCCCAAAAGCAAAAGGAGCGTAAAGCTCCTTTTTTTATTCATTATCTTTATACAAAGTTTCAACTAAAAAATATGTGAGTATAACAGAAAACGCAGCAATCCAAAGCGAAATCATAATATCTCCTTATGTAAACCAATTGTAGATCCCATAAGAATCTATTACACAGAAAAACGAATATCGCAATTTTAATGATGCAATATTTTTACAATATGCATTTATTAAACATAATCCATGCCCTATCAAAAAGAAAATAAATGCATATTTTGTATACGGTTCAATATTTGTTGCAATTAAAGATCCAGCGATAAGAAAGTTTACAGTACCGAGCCAATTTAACATAAAATCCTATTTTAATAATTAATCCCAATTTATTTAGTTTATATAAATAGAAGTAAAAAACTGGAGAAAGTGATGAATAAAATACTAGCATATATAAAAGAACCAAGAACTTTACAAGGCGAATATAATAAACTATTTTACGTTTATAGTCGACTAAGAGAACCAAGTAGTCATGCCGCATTAGCTGCGATATTTGCCGTATTTGGAACTAATATTTCAGATCAAATGTGGAATAATGTAATGAATGGGTTATCTGCAGTATTTGCTATAGCAGGGATATTCCTAAAAGAAGATACAAAGGAGAAATAAAATGAGTTTTTTTAGTAAAATAAAAGAGGCATTTGTTGGATTAGGTAAAGCAGCTCCAACATTAACGGCAATAGCAACAACAGTGGAAGTAGCAACTGGTCATGCAGATTTAGTGGCTTTAACTCAAAAAGCAGGCGATGCAGCTGCAAAAGTTGGCGAGGAAGTAAATACTTCAGGAGATTTAGTTGGCGCAGTATCAGAACAAATATCTACTGTGGCGGCATCTGAAGGTGAAGCTAAAATTGCAGATGTAGCAGGTAAAGTTTCAACAGTAGCAAAAGCAGCCAAAAAAAGTAAAAAGTAATAATATAAAAAAAGCCAGAAGTATTGCGCTTCTGGCTTAAATATACATAACTTATATTATTATTGTAGAATGATTACTTATGTTTCGCGCCGCAGACAGTACAAGTATATCCTTTCTTTTGGTCTTCGTTCATAACTCGCATATTTTTACCATAAGTTGCATCTTGATATTCAGCAGCTTTTCCGCCAGTACAGTTACAACGTTTAATTTCAACAGTTGACGCCATTTTAATACCTCACTTTAGTTAAACAACAAATTAATTATACTATAAAACTATCTATTCGTCAAGCATATCTTGTATTAAACTAATACAAATATCAGCTCCATCGCTAACTCCTAATACATATGAACTTCCTTTAATCTCATTATTTGTACTAGATGTAAATTTTTTATATTCTTCAGTTGAAAATCTTTGTATCTCGGAATTGATTCCATGAGAAATAGCTCGAACAAATGCTAGGGCTTTTTCTTTGTCATTAGGAAAATATTCCTCAATTAATTTATGCACTTGCGTATTCATCGTCTTCTGTTACCATGTTTATTAAATCTTCATACATTGTATTGGCAAGTTCACTTGATGTTTTTGTTTTCTTACAAATCGTTCCAAAGAATCCGCTTTTAAGTAAATTTGCAATATAATGATGCGGATTACCTAAAATTGCTTCAAACATATCAGGTTCTACTACATCCCCGTCAATTGTTTCTTTATATGTTATAATATGATACTTAAATCCTAATTCATGTTTTTCAATTGGTTGAGCATTATCTTTATATGTAAATGCTGAAATATCTAATTGTTCATTCTCATCTAAGATAAACATAAAACCATCATGTATTTCTTCATCATAAATTTCTTTTAAGTAGTGTTTCATAAGAATCCTATTTTATGTTGTTATAGATATATTTATTTTAAATGCAAAACTATGGAATATAGAATAAAACCACCGGAAATTAAACAGATCTATAATAACTTAAAATCATCAGCTAAAAAAAGAAATATAAATTTTACATTAACTTTATCTGAGTTAAATAATATAAGTTTTCCAATTTCTTGCCCTGTGTTGAATATACCGTTAAAATGGCATAGAAACAAACCTCAAGATGATAGTTATAGTTTCGATAGAATTGATAGTTCGAAAGGATACGAAATAGATAATCTGCTAATTATATCAGTAAAAGCTAATCGAGCTAAAAATAATTTATCCGAAGAAGAAATAACTAAATTTTGTAACTATTATAAAAATTAACAGTCATCGCAATCGCAATCTAAGGCATACATTAATATAGCAATTGTTGATATAATTGCTATCATTACTACACCGAATTCGTCTGCTACGGTTACACTTTCCATAATACGTCCAGAATAAAAAAGGAGCTTTTTGCTCCTTTTAGTTTAACAATTCCACTTTCTTAAAGCTAATGCTTTTCGAGTAGGCTTTCCATTGTCATCTTTCATTGCTCCAGGCATACCACCCATCCTAGCACAAAAACTTTTACGTCTTTTTGCAGCTTTGCTATCTGGATTTAATTTACTTGGTGGAGTAGTTACAGCAGTTTTAAGTTTACTTCCTGGATTTTCTCTTCTATACGCATCAACACCTTTTTGAGTTAACCCGCCAGTAGAACTTTTGTGACCTTTTGCATCAATTGCATATTCCAATAACTCATTATCACTAATAACATCATATAACTCCCAAAGGTATTCGCTAGCAAACCCATTGTCAGTTGCATATTCTTCAACGGTACTTTCAATCATATCAAACATTTCTTCAGGCGTTAATTCAACGCTTTCATTGGGAACGCAATTATTAACTCGCTTGCCGCCTTTCATCTTAGTGCCTTGTTTGTGGTAATTTTTCCAGCATTTAAGAGTAAGCGGACTTTTTCTTTCGTCTAATTCCATAAATATTTCCTCGTGGTTACTTAATAATATTTATAGAATTAGTTTTCTAAGAACTAAATGACGAATAGGGGTATTAAACCCCTATCCATTAATCACATAACAATAAACTTATACTGCAGCTAAATCTTTTTTCAATAATTTAGAAATAGCTTGAACTTCAATATTTACAACACCTAATACACCTAAAGCAGCCCATCCGAAGAATACGAAACCGTAATGTAAAGGAGCAACAAACAATTCTTCCATAAACCAGAAGGTATGACCCCATTCATTCAAACCTACGTTTGGAAGAATCATAAAAGGACCAATTACAGATACCAAATATTGTAATGGTAATCCTTTTTGATAGGTTGGTAAACGAGTTTTAGCGTATAAGAATGAAGCTACACCAGTAATAATATAAATTGGGTAACTTAGATAAAACTCAATAACGTGACTTGGAGTAAAATCAGTGTCACGAACGATTGTTTGATGCCATGTACCATCTTGTTCAGTAAAATATGAAGCACCATAATAAATTGCAATACCATACATTACTAACCATACCCAATGAGCAAAATGACGTCTCAATTCTTCTCTAGGGGTAATTGACATTACTTTACGATCGCGAGTCTTCCAGATATAACCCCACAACACTGATGCAGTTAATACCTCAAGTACCATCTCAATATAAAGGAAATTCATCCAATATGTTTCAAACTCTGGAGCAAATGAATCTAAACCAGCTGACCATCCATATACACCCTCATACCAACGAACCCAACCATAAAATACAATATACAAAGCTGCGCCTAACAACATATTTCTTTTGTTTAAAAGCGGTGCTTCTGCAACTTCTGCTTTTACTGTTTCAACTGTAGCTGACATATTATTCTCCTAACCAAGGGAAAATTAAAAAAAGTTTAGCTTGAATTAAACATCAATCCAAGTTAAGTTTATTTATAAAAACCAACCGTTATAGTTGGTTTCTATGGTACATCAAAATTCATCAATACATTCTAATAACTTGACGAGCTTTTTTTCGATAAAATACTTCATCAACATCTGTTTTGAACCTATTTTTGGAGCTTCATACTGTTCAACGATGGCATCTTTGATATCCTGGGGAGTCATAGTCAAATCAATTAATAATTTATTTCTCTGAATATTACGATAATTTTCAATATCTGGGTTATTAAAATCTTCAGTTAACATAACAGCTTTTTTCTTAGCTGTTAAAGGTTTCTGACGAATACCCGCAACAAATACATCATCATTAGATAATACCGAAGGAATACCATCTCCAGCATCACCAGTTAATATTTTTTCCTTTAACTCTAATTGAGGGTTTTCTGATTTAACATAAACCCCTAACATTGGATTATACTGTTTAACATTAGAATATTGATGTAATTGTTTAAAATCGCCATCAGAACTAATTATAATTACAGTTTCATGAGCACTAATTCTAGGAACTAATGTACCAATTACATCATCAGCTTCAGCTCGCTCAACATGCACCACTTTATACGGAAAAATAATTTTTAAATCTTCGCGAACTTCATCAAGCACTTCAAAAATAACAGTCCAGTCTAATTTAGATGCTTCTCGTGCTTTTTTTCTTCCTGCTTTATAGAATGGAAATACTTCTTTTCTCCAGTATTTTCTAGAATCGCAGCAGATAATTACTTCACCATATTCTTTTTTAAATTTATGTATATGCGATCTAATCGAGTTTAAAACTAGGTGCCGACATAAATCTTTACTTAAAACATTAATTCTATTTGATGCAACTTGAGATTGCAATCCACTAATCACTACTTGATTAAAATCAATCAAAATCGCCATTATCATTTCCTTTAAGTTAATTTATAAATATATTATACCATACATATATTAAAAAGTCAAGCATTATTTCTAGGATCTCCATATGATAAGATTTAAACATTTCATTTCTTTACTTGAAGCTAAGATAGACGACTATAAAGCTCAAGAAAAAGATATTTCTACTCAACATGATTTAGAAGGAAAACATAAATCTGCTGCGGATATTATCGATCACTTCCATAAACATACTCCTAATGGCAACGTCCAACATACTCGATGGATGGTTGACCGATATAAAAAAGGCGAAATGAAACAAGAAGATGCTCCTGATATGAAAGATACGTTGACTAATTTTGAAAAATACAAACATAATCTTCCGAAGAAAAAAGTTGAACAATATAAATCTGTTTCGGAATTAAAAACAGCTATTCATCCGCATAAAGAACAAGATGAACAAGTAAAAGCTGTAAATCAAGATAAAATTAATAAAGGTTCAACTGTTATTCATAATAGTCCAAATGCTACGGCTTATCACGTGCATAAAACAGAAGCAGCTCAGGAATTAGGTAAATCACCAAAAGGCGAGAAATTGGGTTGGTGTACTTCTCATCCAGATGCAAATCAAAATATGTTTAATCATTATAATGACGAGTCTGAAGGTAATTTCCATATCCTACATATGCATAAAGAACAATTTCCATATAGAAGAATTGGTGGCGTTGGAGTAGAAGGACAATTTCAAGATGAAAATAATAAAACAATTGAAGGCGATAGATTAGAAGACTTTGTTCATAGAAATCCAGACGTAAAGAAAATTGCCCCAGTTAAAAGAGCATACGATGATCATATCTCAAATAAAAAATTAGACTCACCAACAGCATCTAAAAAAGATATTCATGATGGATTACATTCCGAAAATTGGGAAGTAAGAAATAAAGCAATAAAACATCCTAATGTTGATGAAGACCATTTACATACAGCATTAGATGATAAAATAGGAAATATAAAAAATAATGCAATAACGCATCCAAAAATAAATTCTGATCATATTGATAAAGTATTAAATAATACTGACAATAGAAGCGTAACTACACGGGAACTTGCATTAACTCGACCTAAAACTGTAACCACAAAACATTTAGATAAAGCTATAAAAGACCCGCACTCATTAGTAAGAAAAGTTGTTGCTGCTCACCCTTTAGCTACCAAACAACATTTACAACATTTAGCAAATGATGACGCGCAAACTGTAAGTTCGATTGCCAAAGAAAGATTAGCCAAAATGCAATAAAGGAAATGGGAGCGAAAGCTCCCATTTTTTATTTACCCGAATAATAATTCAGAAACAGATTTAATTTGAACTCCGTTCTCAGTAACTACTCCGTTTACCACCTTACCCGTAGATAAAGTACAAACAATAGTATCATTACTAATAGTTTCATTAATCATCACGGTAGAAAATCTACCTTGTAATTCTGACATCTCTTTTGGCGTTAAATTTACACTCATATTTGCTCCAATTCTTTTGCGTATAATACAATATTTGTTGTTTCTTGCAACTCAACCTTTTGCTCAACCAAAGATTTAACCTTTTGCTCTAACTCGATAATTCTATCGCCAGTTAAATTCCAAATTTTCATATCTAATAATTTACTGTCAAAATTATTTTCTTCTAAAATACTAAACAATTCAATCTTAGAAGCATTTTTAAATTTATTAACATTACCTAGATAAAAATAGATAAATCTAATTCTTTCGTTTAATTCAACAATATCACTATCAAGAATTTCAATTAATTTGTCAATTCTATCTGTATATTTACCTAAACGCCAATCGATAAAATAATCAATAATTTCATTAACCGATCCAAACTTTCTTAATTTACCAGTAGGCAGCCAACATGTCAAATTCTCTGTTACTGTTGTAACTAATTTTAATTTCTCAAGAATAGTATCATCCTCCATTGAATTAAGAATTCCGCGCTGATAAAATACATCAATATCAAACCCTTCTTCCGTTGAATTATCTTCATAATCTTTAATAGAATTATTCTCTACTAATTTATTAAGCTGTTTCTTAATATCATCAAGATACATTCCTACTGGTAATTCAGTAATCTTTACCTGTGTAGCATTAATTCTAGAGATAGAACCCTTGATTTGATACTTATTATCATCAAGTCGAGTTACGCTACCTTTAAATCCGCGAAAATGTGGTAATAATTGAAATTTCTTTGAACTTCCAGAGAGTTTAGCTTTAATATACTTTACAAGTTCCTTTGGATCTCTTGAGAGGATCGTAGAAGCAAAACCCGTACCTATTCCTAGCGAGTTGTTTAAAAGCACTCCAGGGAGGATTGGAACGAAAAAATTAGGCTCTATTTTAAAGTCATCCTCGAATAAATGTTCTAAGATAATATCATCTTCTTTACGAAAATATAATCTAAAATTTTTCGATAATTTAGTAAAAATATATCGAGCAGCTGCAGGAACAGGTGATAATCTTGAACCAAACTGACCAATGGGATCTAACCAGTTTAAGTTATTGGATCCAGTAAAGTCTTGAGCTAGATTACAAATAACCCCAGCTATTCCTTGTTCTCCATGATGATATTGTGTTTCATAAGCAACAGAAGATGCTAATTGCGCAACTTTCATTTCAGAATTAACATTCTTTAATAAACATGTATAAAGAACTTTTCTCTGTGTAATCTTTAATCCATCAATTAAATTAACGATTGACCGTTCGTTATCATAATTAGCATATGGTTTGTATTGTTCCTGAAATAATCTTTCAATTGTAATTTCTTTCATAATTATCCTTCAATATTCAACCATTGTTTTCTTTTATCAGCGCTACCAGTATCTTTAGAAAATTGTAATGTAAAAATATTTACATCACCAATTTCACTAACAACTTTTTCCAAATTACCAGATAAATCCGTTAGATACTCTTTCCACTCTTTACTAGAACTAGTTCCTAATCCTTTGTAATATTTTGACTCATATTTTTCGTTAACATGTTTTTCTTTCCATTTCTCAAATAATGTCAAATCATGAAAAGATAATGTATCTTTTTTATACTTAACCTTGACAATTGGTGTATTTAAAATATGGATAATACCCAAGGAAAATAATTCTGGCCAAAATTTATAAAAAGCATTTAACAATAGTCCACGAATACCAAATCCATCTAAATCTTGGTCTGTTGATAATACAATTTTACCAAATCGAATATCTTCAATAGAATTTACCTTAACCCCAAACTGAAGCCCAGTAATTGTCATAATATTTTTAAACTCTCTATTTTCAAGAATATCTTTTAATTCCATTGGCATTACATTTATGGGTTTGCCACGTAGCGGAAATGCAGCCATTGTCTTTGGATCTCTACCTGATAATAAACCAGATAAAGCTGAATCTCCTTCTGCTAAGAATAACATAGCATCACTACGTTGTTTAGTAGAAGCATCATGGAATTTATCAACTCTTCTTGGATCGGCTTTATCTAAGTTCTTATTAGCTTTACGCAATTCAGCTAATTCAGATGCTTTTTCTTTAGCTTGAACCCAGTCTAAAATAGACTGAATAATATCAGATTTTAATAAACCTTTAATAAATTTATCGCTAACAGTCCATGAAGTTTTCCATTCAGATGCAGGACTAATCATATTTTCTTTAGTTTGACTGGAAAATCTAGGGCGGTTAACAGTTCCTGCAATAAAAATTCTAAAATGATTTTTAATATCAGATGGTTTTACATCAACTTTATGTTTCTTTTTAAAATGTTCGCGTAACTTATTTGTTACTTGATCAACAACATAATTAACATGAGTTCCACCCTGATAGGTTTCTACTGAGTTAATAAAAGAAATTTGCTCAAATCCATCAGAATCGGTAATGCCAACATTCCAATCTTTACTATTATCGGTAAAGTAATTATCTGAATATAATGCAACATAATCGTCAAAAGATCTAAATCTAATTAATTCCCCATTAAAATAAAATTTAATATTTAAGTTATTCGCAGCTGCATCTATTACTTTTTTCTGAATTCGTAGAATATGGTCTGCATCTAACCCACTTAGTTTAAAAAATTCATAATCTGGAGTAAACGTAATTTTAGTTCCATTTTTAGTAAAATCTTTAATTATAGGCTCGGAACGCTCGCGCATACCATTCCAGAAATCTTGCGTTAGTTTTTTCTTACCATCACAAGATTCAATCTTAAAATTTGTTGATAAAACATTTGTCAACGTCGAACCAACACCATTAGTTCCAATTAGCGATTGGTCTTCATTATCGTTAAAATTAGAACCAGCTCTTAAATTTGAAAATACAGTTTCAGCGATATAAGTTCCTGTTTGTTCATGAAGAACTACTGGAATACCTCTACCATCATCTTGAACGGAAATTTCATCAAAAGTTATATCGACTTTAATTTGAGTTAATGTATCCGGTGCTCTTTTTCCTTCATCAATTGAATTATCGAGAATTTCAGAGAAGATTTTAATAAAAGCTGGGATATAAGAAATATCTCGCTTTTCCATTTTCTTTGTGGTGTTGTTTAACACCCATTCTTGACTTGTTTGAACAGAAGTAGAACCGCAATACATGCCAGTTCGTTTTCTAATGTGTTCAATCTCGTCAAGAACTTGATAAGTTTGTTGAATGTGTTTTGTCATTAATTTATAGTAAAATAGATGTTAAATTCGGGGGAGTTAAACTCCCCCATCAATTCTTTATAAAGTTACATTAGCAGAAATAATTGAATCAAGTCTAAATGAACGCCATCCTAAATTTTCTAAGTCCCACACAGATAATACTTCGGGATTTTCTACTTTAACTTTCGCTCCTTCTTTAATCTCTACCACAGGTAATAAATCTGATTTTAAAGTGCATTTCATTGTTCTTTCTGAACCATCAGCTTTTGTAAAGACAATAGTTCCAGTTCCATTTTGTAAGTTAGCTTTTAATGTATCTTTATCGATTTGTGTCATGATATAAATTCCTAGATTAAATTTTGAGATCTTTTTCAGTGAAAATACCGAACATCGCTTCAGCGAAATCTTCGGGGTATAAAGTTTTAGAAGTTACTACTTGCTCTTTTGAAGCTTGTTTAGCTTTGTTACTTGATGAGTAACTCAATTCCATCAGATAGTGTTGACGGAATATCAGATTTTTTAAGTTCATTTTTCTGGTTTCCTAGTAATATTTGGGGCAATTTGAGGCTGTTGGTTAAGATGGTCCAAAGTTTTGCCCAATAATTCTGGATCCATCGGGGTTACAATTTGTTTAACAGGTTCTTGTTTAGGGATACTGTTATATACGTCTTTAATACTGTTTAAAATTGACATTCTTTTTCTTCTTTGCTGGTTGAAAATCGTCATACTCTAACTCAGAAAACGAAACTTGATTCGTTTTGAATTTCTTAATCTGTTTGGTTTTTCTAGGCTGGAAATCAGTATAATCTTCCATAAGAATATTGCTGTGCTTTTTCATCTGTTGTACTATTTACTAAGTTTAATTTAAAAGTTCTGGATATACTTCACGAACTAAATCTGCTGTTAAGCCTTTAACCTTCAAGTCTTTATGTAACATATTAAAGAAAATCTTAGCCTCTTTAGGCTCAAAAGATTCTAGTAATTGTAACAAAAGAAGATTACGTTTATCATCTGTTAATGAATCAGCAGTTGGATCTCCTTTAACGAACAAATAAGCTCGACGGATTTCCGATTCAATTCCAGCATATCTAATACCTAATAGAGTATCTGGTTCGATATAATCTGTTGGAAAGTTATCTTCAACATAGAATTGATAGTTTGGATTAAATGTATATTTTAATACTTCTTTAAAATGATAAAGATTATTCTGTTGAAGAATTTCTACTCTTTGTTGTTTGTTTACTGCTAGATTAAATTCATCTAGAATTTCATGTACGTTCTTAATCATAAATTAATTTTCATTTAAAGTTACTGTTAGAATCAATTACTGATTCCATATGGTTAATTTCCCGAAGGGGGGAGATTTGTTTCTACATTTTTATTTATTGTAACTTGAATTTTTGTTTTCGTCAAGCATTTATTTAACAACATTAATAAAGCGAAGCAATGTGAGCGAAGCGAACATTTAATTTGATACTAATATAATCTTCGCTTCGCTCGATCGATTCCTTCGGAATCAAGATCCAGTTTTTCTTAGATTGAATTTCTTTGACCCCCCGTTCATGTATATGAATATATACACTTAGGTTTTAAAGAAAAACTGCAACTGGTGCGGGTGTCAGCTACAAAAACTATTACAACTAGAAACTATCCTGTTAAAGATAGTCCGCCGATTATTTATGCTCTGATTGGCTGAAGAAGTGTTGTGGCTAAAATCAACATAGGACGCATAAACAACAGACAAAGGGACCAACCCTAGACTAATGATAACGACACCGATTATCCAGTTGCCGAAAAGTATTCGAATATATACTTTTAACCTTATTAGGGTTTGTCTGCCTCATCTCAGGAACGATAATAATCTAGTCACATATAGATTTTATCTTTTCAGACCTACTGGAGATAAGGGTTTCTCCGGTAAGGTGAGTTGCTATCTCACTTTTTGCTAATAAATTGTAGGGTATAACTGTGACGTTGGGTTCGGAGCCAACTTTACATAGTGTATTCTATAAAGTTTATTTAGTCAAGCATTTTTTCTTTTGCTTGACTAATTTGTTAGTATATAGTATAATATTATTTTTTAATGGAGTTTGTTTATGTTTATAGTTAAATCGAAAAATCAGTTTGGTGAGGAAATCTTAGTAAATCCAGAGAAAATTGCTTATGCAGTTCCTTCTTCTGGAGGTCAAGAAACAGTTATCTTTTTTGATAATGATACTCATATCAGTGTATTAGAGTCATTTGTTGATTTTAAAAAAAGGTATGCTAAACCTACAGTTAAACTTTCTGTTGAGAAGGATGTCGTTTTTACTGAAGAATTGGTTAATGCTGCTAATGAATATCCAGAACACTTACCTCGTCTACCAACAGGAAATGTCGATAAACGTACTAATCAATATAAAGAATGGATTGCATCGAAAGAAGCTGCATAAATAAATAATCATATTATCCCTATTGGAATTAAATTGTGCCAATCTATCCATTAAAAAATACTGAAACTGGCGAAATCTTTGAGAAAATTATGAAGATTGCCGAATATGAAGAATATGTTAAAGATAATCCTCATATTCAAAGATATTATGATTCTGAATGTTCAAAAACTAGTTTCGGCGACCCAGTTAGACTAGGAATTAAAAAACCGCCTGCTGATTTTATGAAAGGCGTTATTGGGAGAATGAAAGAGTCTATCCCTGGAAATACACTCCATGATAGAAAGTTTCAAATTCCAAAGGAATATTGAGATGTTCGTATAGTAGTAAAAAAAACCCGCGAATCGACTAATAATCGGTAAGCGGGTTTTTCACTTTAAATCAACCATAAAAGGAATTTATGTTAAAACCTAAAAACAGATCTAAAAAATCAGCAAATAGAGTTTCTGCATTGCATTTTGAATTAAAAAAAATCTATCCAATGACAGAAAACCAAAAGAAAGTGTTTGATTTGTATGATGAAGGAAAGAACCTAGTCGTGTATGGTAGTGCTGGTTCTGGAAAAAGTTTTTTAAGTTTATATCTAGGTCTAAAAGAAATGCTTGATGAAGCGGCATTTAGTAAAATCGTAATCCTACGATCTGCTGTTGCGACAAGGGATTTAGGGTTTCTTCCTGGAACTGAACGAGAAAAAATATCTGTTTATGAAGCTCCATATCGGTCAATAATTAATGAATTGTTTGGTCGTGCTGATGCTTATGATATTATGAAACAAAAAGATATTATTGAGTTTGAATCCTCTTCATTTTTGAGAGGTTTAACATATGCCAATTGTTTAATTTTCGTAGATGAAATTCAAAATATGACATTACATGAAATCTCGACAATCGTAACAAGATTAGGGGAAAATTCAAAAATTATTTTTGCTGGGGACGTTCGTCAGTCAGATTTAAATGAACGAAAAGAAAATTCAGGAGTTAAAGATTTAATTTCTATTGCCACAATTATGTCTGAATTTTCTTTAGTTGAATTTACTGTTGACGACATCGTGCGTTCAGATATCGTTAAAAGTTTTCTTATTGCTAAAGAAAAATTAAATCTATAATCTACCTTTAACATATCCTTCTAATAAAAACGGTATATCTGGATTATAAACGAATGATTTTATTCCATTATTAATCCAGATAAATTTATTATGTGAATTTCTACTAAAACATTTAATATGATATATAGATTTATAATAAGAATCTATATATTCGACCGAATTAGTTATCGTATTGTAAAAATATTCAAAATAATACGAATTATCTTTTTTTCTTAATAGCTCGCAGCGTTTTCTTGATTTTTTTCTAACGATACCTGTTATTGTTTTTGAGATATTTACTCCAGCTTTTTTTCTTGATTCTATAGTCATATTTTTGTTATTTTTAATAGCTTGCATCGTTCTAAATTCTTTAGTTATTTCACGTACCCAGCCTTGTTCAATCAAATTAATATAATTGTCTGTATAATGATTTACAACTATTTTTATTTCTAAAAAGTATAAATTTACTTTTTTGTTAGGGTACATATTAGCTAATTGTTCCCATGAATATTTAAATTTTTTTGTTCTGTTAATTTTCTTACCTACTCCAATTGGTATATATTCTCCAGATATTACTTTTTCGTCGTTAGTTTTACATCTTATTTTGTTATTATTGGTATCGTAATATGTACTATAACCTTTATTCGCGTTTGAAACTTTTTTTGATACTAATTTTTTTGTTGATTCAAATATCCTAGAAGTTACTTTATAATCTCTATTTCTTATATTATCTGATGGAGATTGTTTATTACACATAGCCCAAAATGCATATATTTGTTTGCTATCTGGATACGTTTTTGTTAACATATAATGCGCAATAAAATGTTGTCTATATGTTAAATTTATTTTATTCCATGGATTAATTTTAAAAGATTTATATTCTGGAAATAAATCAGAAGATTTAGGGCAAATATGATGAACTTCAGTTTCGCCTTTTATTGCTATTTGATTAGAAAATTTTTTTATAAATTTTAAATATCTATTTAAATAATGTTTATTATGTGGTTTACTACTCAAAATATTTTCGATATAAGTATTTGTGCTGAACATTAATGTTCTCCATGAATATTGAAAGGAATGTTTAGTGCTACTGGGAATTGGCGTTCCGCGAGTAGCTTTTTTATTATTTATAGTTTAATAGAGAGAAATAAAATGAATTTTTGTCATGTTAATATTGAATTAACAGAATACCCAAGAGTTGATGTAAATGGTAGTCGACACTATCAAATAGGTCATAAATGTTATCCATCTATTACCAATGTCTTAGGTTCCACTGCTGATAAAACTCATCTTAATGAATGGCGGAAACGCGTTGGAGATAACGAAGCTGATCGTATTTCCGCCAATTCATCTAAAAGAGGAACTAATCTTCACCTAATGTGCGAAGATTATCTTAACAATAGACCTCTTTCTTGTAAAATGCCTGATGCATTGGAAATGTTTTATTCGCTTAAACCAGTTCTACATAGAATTAATAACATTCATTGCCAAGAAGCAACTCTGTACAGCGATAAATTAAAAATTGCTGGAACTGTTGATTGTATTGCTGAGTTTGATGGATTGTTATCTGTAATTGATTTTAAGAATTCCCGTAGGGATAAAAAAGAAGAGTGGATTTTTGACTACTTTTTACAAGAAGTAATGTATTCTTTAGCATATTATGAGATGACAGGAAATAAGGTCAAACAAGTTGTAACAATTATTGCTGTTGAAGACAAAAAGCCTCAGATTTTTATAAAACCTCTTAGACCTTATATTAAACCCTTAATTGATCGTAGAATGCAATATAAAAATTTATTCGGATATTAATATACATTTCCAACCTTTATGATTCGGTCGTTTATTATTGGAAACTTTATTCATATTTTGATAAGTTAACCCATTATCTACACAAAATTGTTTTAAATTTTTGGTTATTAGTTCAGTTCCGGATGGCGATATACATTTATATAAACGTCTATTACTTTCTGCACATTTTTCTGTGCGTTCTTTAGTATATTTTTTACCTACATTTATTGTATTTCCTAGCATTCGTTTGGATAATTCTGGATTTTTACTTCCTTTATTTTTATTCGGGATACCTTTTCTAAATGTATTACCTCGCATAGAAATAGATTTTAACATACTTAATTTTTTCTTTAGCCATGCATACGTTTTCGCATTAATTCTATTACCAGAAGAATTAACAGACATCATGTCAGCTGAATGTAATAATGATTTATAATATTTAAAATTTTCATCAAACATTTTAACTAATAATAAATGCGCTAATTGGTGTTCTTCTGGGGTTAATCTTACAAAATTATTTTTGTGTTCTCCAGATCCTTCTAAAAAACCTGCTCTACCTTTTCTTTTGCGATTTATATAAAAACAATCAGGAACAATATGATGTTTTTCTGTATATTCAGTAAGATTTCTATTCTGTGATTTTTTTATAATAGAAAGATACCAATTTAAATATTTGTTGGTTCCGCGAGACTCAATAGAAAGTTTTATTATTGCGTCTATATAAGTATTTGTGCTGAGCATTGTTAATCCTTTTAACTGCGAAGATGTTTAGGGCTAGTGGATGTTAGCGCATCGCGACTAGCATTTTTATTTATATGGTAATTAAACAGATCGTGACAATTGTTGTTAAAGAAATTAGACCTTATATTAAGCCATTAGTTGAAAGAAAGCAATTATATTTAAATAAATATTAGATACACAGTTATCGAGGTCTATAAATGAAAACTTTTAAACAATTTATTTTTGAATCAGAAAAACCAAAAGAATACGAAATAATTTCCAATAGTCATGGAACTCATGCTTCTATAGATAAACATACTAAAAAGCCAAAAAAAGAATATGAAATAATTTCTAATAGTCATGGATCTCATGCAAGTAAACCAACAAAACTAAAAGAAAATACTGAGCATCCTAGTTTTGAAGAGCATTTTTTACCTAAAATTAAATCTGCTGATGATCGCATCAAATTTAATAAAGGTATGGATGATCATATTGATAATTTACACGAAACTCATCCGCACTCAACCGAAGGTAAAACACAGTTAAAAAGGTTTACCGAAGGTTCTAGCGGAATAACTCACGATTTAATTCAACATCATACAGAAGGCGTTCCATTAGAACACAAACATTTTATTCATGATTTAGATAGACATGGGTTCGTACCAGCTAAACATAAATTCGATACCTATTCTGGTGTTGGTTTTAATATTAAAAACGCAGAGCCAGCTGGAAAAAGTAAACAAGGTAATCTAGTTTATCATCAACCGACTTATCTATCTTCTTCTATCGATAAAAATGTCGCTCGTTCTTTTGCGCTTACTGCTGCTAATCGAAATAGATCCAAAGATGTTCATATATTGCATTGGCATCACAATGAACACGATCCAGTTGGCGTTGTTGGTAAGCATAGCGAATATTCTCATGAACACGAAGTATTAATTCCCAGAACAGAAACTACTGCTTCAAGACATCATATTGAACATATGGGAACTGACAAATATAGCGATAATTATGATAACATAATTCATGTTCATCACGTTAAAAGAGTTCCTGAATCGGAAATAGTAAAAGGCTAATATGAAATCATTTAAACAATATATCCTAGAAGCGGAAAAACCAAAAGAATATGAGATAATTTCTAATAGTCATGGATCTCATGCTACTATAGATAAACATACTAAAAAACCAAAAAAAGAATACGAAGTAATTTCTAACAGTCATGGCGCTCATGCAAGTAAATCAACAAAACTAAAAGAAGAACGCCTACGTTTACACCCCCATCCAAGTTTTGAAGAACATTTTTTACCTAAAATTTCATCAAAAAAAGAAAGTGATGCATATGACAAAGGTATTGGTAAAAGTATGGATACCTTACATAAAAATTATATGCATTCAGACGAAGGTAGAAAACAGTTAAAACAGTTTACAGAAGGTTCTGCTGGTATAACTTCTGACTTAGTTAAACATCATACAAATAATAGACCTTTAATTCATAAAAAACAAATTGATAACTTAGATAAACACGGGTTTATTTCGGCTAGGCATAAATTTGATACTTATTCCGGAGTAGGATTTAACATAAAAAATGCTAAACCGGCTGGTAAAAGTAAACAAGGTAATCTAGTTTATCATCAACCAACTTATCTATCTTCTTCTATTAATAAACATGTTGCAGGCGAATTTGGTTTACAAGCTGCTAAAAGAAATAAATCCAAAGATGTTCATATCTTGCATTGGCATCATAATGAAGGAAATCCGATTGGCGTTATAGGAAAACATAGCGAGTACCCTCATGAGCATGAAGTATTAATTCCTAGAACCGAAACTACTGAAAATAGACATCATATTGAACATATGGGCACCGACAAATATAGAGACGATAACGGAAATACAGTTCACGTGCATCATGTTAAACGCATTCCGGAATCGCAAATAACAAAGGATCCTAATGAAAAAGTTTAAACAATTAAGAGAAGAGCTAGTTAAAATATCAGGTCAAAAAGGTTCAAATCCAGGTGGCACATATAGGGATACTAAGAAAAATACTGAACATTATATTAAACATCCAGATAATCCAGATCAAGCAAAAACAGAAGTTTTATCTTCTAAACTTCATGAATTAATGGGAATTCACACACTTAAACCTAAATTAGTTAATATTGAACATAATAATAAAACTTCAGTATCAACAGAATTTAATCATAATCTTGAACCAGTTACCTCTAAACATATTCCCCATTTAACTAGCGAACACCATAAACAATTAGGTAAAATCTATGCTGCTGGTGTTCTTACTAAAAATTGGGATGCAATGGGAACTGGAATCGAACACGGTCAAGGAAACGTTTCCTTAGATAAAAACAAAGGTCATCTTGTTTCAACAGATCAAGGTGGGTCTTTTAATTTTAGAGCACAGGGCGGGCATAAAGATTATGGGCATGACATTGCTGAAAAAGATTCTTTGAGAAACCCTAGTATGTCAGAGGGAGCTAAGTTCTTTAATAAAGCAATGGAGCACCCTGGAGTTAAACAACATGTCGTCGATTCGTTAAAAAGTATGCATCCAGATAAAGTTCATGAGGCATTTAAGTCCTCTGGATTAAGTAACTGGGAAGAATTACATAATAATTTTAAACGTAGACATAAAAAACTGCTTGACAATCTAGAATCTTCGTAGTATAATAAATTTATGTTAACTTTGAGCGGGAATTAAATTATGTGGATATGTACAAATTATGGGTTTTTTAGTATTGTTAAAGTAAATCCGTTATATATAAATGATGGTGATAATGCTGTAAATGAAGTTTTTACTGTTAGAACAAGAGATGTTAATCATTTGCAGCACGGGTTTCCAAATAAAAAAGTTTTTCAATACCCTAACTCAGATTATGGATACAGGGTATATTTGACTGTAGAAGAATTAAATGAATTTTTGTTAAATGAAGTTCAACAAATAAATTATGCTAACTTTAAAAATTCAGTTAAAGATTCCAAATTACATAAATTCTTTAGTGAGATTTGGTATTTGGGAGTTTCTATTTTATGCGATAAACCTAATAATCGGAGGGTATAAATACTCCTATATCATTAAGTTTTGAAATTTTTTAACAAAATTAGTAGCTTTTCAGGAAAAGATAAGTCCTAATTTCATAATTAAAAGTATTCGCTGGGATTGTATTGGATGCTTTTTAAGGAGAAAAACAAAGATGTATTCAATTGCGAAAAAGGCGATAATTCTTGCTATTACTCTAATAATAATATCAAAAGCGAGTTTCGCAGAATCGTTAATAGACGAATCAGAAAAAACGTGCTTGGCTAAAGTAATTTATCATGAAACCAGAGGAGAACCGCTATCTGGTAAAAAAGGTGTAGCTAAAGTTGTCTTAAATCGAAAATCCGATAAACATTTTCCCAAAACAATATGTTCAGTAGTTAATGAAATTACTACTCGTAAAGGGAGAAAAGTCTGTCAATTTTCATGGGTATGTACCCGACCCAAAATTAAATGGGGTAGTGCTGAGTGGAAAAATAGTTTAGAATTATCTAATGATATTCTAAGCAACAAAGTTTCTCTTCCAGACTTTGGTTTAAATGTATTGTTCTTCAGAAGTATTAACTGCAGACGAGGGTTTGGAAAGGGTAATTACAAGCTAGTGTCAAAACTAGGTAAAACTAACTTTTATACAAAGAAGATTGCTTAATGGAAAACTTTGAAGAAATGCATAAATTCTCGAATATTATTTTTGATAAAGTAAAATCGAGTAAACTAGAGTATCTGGATGCAATTGTATCGTACTGCTCAGAAAAAGAATTGGAAGTTGATTCGATTATATCGCTGATATCTCCAGCTCTTAAATCTAAAATGGAAGAAGAAGCTATTGGGCTGAGGTTGATAAAAAATTCATCTCCGCGCTTGACTTTTTAAAAGTAGTATAGTATAATTATTGAGTAGGTGAAACAAAATGTCAGGATATACAGCTTGTTGCTTATATCGAGCCTTAAAACTACATTTTACAACAGATTATGATTTCAATAAGTATAAAGGAAAAGTAAAATATACTCCTGCGCAGTTTGATAAAAATTCACATAAATATGTGTATGAAAAACTTGCAAAGAAATTTAGCGATGAGGATCTTAAAAAATTCTTTATCGCTAATTTTTTGCAAAACGAAAACGTATGGGTTCAAGACTTGTTATCGCAGGAAGCATATGAAAATTTCGTAAAGTTTAATACGAAATGTCAATCATTATCTTATGTATTTGAAGGCGAGTTAATATCAATTTTTGGTGAAGAAAATCATAAATTGTTATTCAAATCAAATAGTGATGACCTTCCGTTATTATTAACGAAGTTATTACGAAATGAAGTTTCTCCGGAAACTATATTAATTATGAATGAGTTTTTACATTTTCTACCTAAATGGGAAGTAAATATTAAAGACGAATTTGTTTGGCCAAAAGTTAAACTTAAACTGTTTAAATATAGGTCGTTTTTAGAGTATGATAAAAGTAAGTTTAAAAAGACGTTTATTGATACCGTCAAAGAATTTACTGAGTGAAATAAGTTGTGTTAAGTTGTTAATACATTGTTTAAATTAATTGTTAATAAGAGGTGTTAAATATGGACTTTTCTAAATTAAAAAAATCATCAGGTTCAAACTTAGAAAAAATGGCTAAAGCTGTTGAGCAAATGGCTGGCGGAAATCAAAATAGTGATGCAGATGAATACTGGAAATGTGAGTTGGATAAATCTGGTAATGGTTATGCAGTTATTCGTTTTCTTCCAACATCTCCAAAAGATGCGGAATCAGATGGTCTTCCATGGGCAAAATACTATGATCATGGCTTTCAAGGTCCAGGTGGTTGGTATATCGAGAAATCTTTAACGTCAATCGGTCTTGACGATCCGTTAGGAAAACATAATAGCGAACTATGGGAATCAGGGATTGAAGCTAATAAGGAGCAAGCACGTAAGCAAAAACGTCGATTGCACTATGTGTCTAACATTTATATTGTTAAAGATACGAAACATCCAGAACACGAAGGAAAAGTATTTAAATATACTTACGGTAAGAAAATTTTTGAAAAAATTACGCAAGCCATGAATCCTCAGTTTGAAGATGATAAACCAATCGATCCATTTGATTTCTGGGAAGGCGCAAATTTTAAATTAAAAGTTCGTAAAGTTGATGGTTATCAAAATTACGACTTAGCTGAATTTGATAGCGCATCTCCATTATTTGATGATGATGAAAAATTAGAAAAACTTTGGAAATCGCAATATTCTTTACAAGAATTACTTGAACCTAAAAACTTTAAATCTTATGCAGATTTAGAAACTCGCCTAAAAAGAGTTTTAGGGCAAACTAATCAATCAAAATATAAAACTGCTGAAGATTATACAGCAAAATCTCTTGATGAGGTTGAAGATGAAGTGTTTGTGCAAAACGTAGTTGAAAAGAAAACTACTGCTTCATTTGTTAAAGCAGTAATTGATGATGAAGATGATGATATGAGTTATTTCAGTAAATTAGTCGGTGATGATGACTAAATGAAAAAGGGAGCTTCGGCTCCCTTTTTTTTATGCTCCTTGAGTACTCCACATACTTCCTTCTTCCATCATTTTTATAGTTGGGTCGTCATTTCTTACGCTTGGAATTGATTTTCCAACACCTGCAGCAGGAGCAGGTGTTTGTTGAGGTTGTTGTTGAGGTTGTTGACGCGCTGGTGCTTGAGATTGACCAGATTCACCTTTTTGTTTTTTTGCTGCCTCCATATATTCAGGAGTCCCAATTATAGCATTTCTTTTTTCGTCTACGTCATGTTGTTTAGTATAATTTTCACTTAATCTATTTAAATCTTTTTCCATCGATTCTTTATCATCGCCATAGTTTTTGTAACTTGGTTCAGCATCTCGTTCAGCTTTAAGTTTTGCTTCTTGTACATTAAGGTTATTAACTTCAGCCAACATATCTTGTTCTTTTTTCGAAAGCGCGGATGCAGTAGTTTTAGGTTCTAGTTGAGCTGACCTAGTAGTTTTAGGTTCTAGTTGAGCTGACCTAGTAGTTTTAGGTTCTAATTGAGCTGACTTAGTAGTGTTATCAACAAATGATGCTGTAGGATTTGCAGCTACATAAGCTTCAGCTGTTTTATCGACATCTATTTGTAATTGCTCTGACCTAGTAGTTTTAGGTTCTAATTGAGCTGACTTAGTAGTGTTATCAACAAATGATGCTGTAGGATTTGCAGCTACATAAGCTTCAGCTGTTTTAT